ACCGTCGGAGAACTACGCCGGATAGATTTGCGAACACCAATGAACGGAAGATAACATCGCGTAGCCTGGAGTGATGTTTTGCGGGAAAAGTTTTCACTGATCGGCAAGGTGTGATTATTTCTGCTCTCTCACTACTCAAATCTAATCAAATCAAATCAATTTCAATCACAAAATCTCACACATCAATCATCATCTGATCATATAACGATCACGTAACAGGATCATGAATGCGTTCGATACACAAAACGATGCGTTCATTAGACCAAACGGTCTAGACCAATCGGTCTATTGCATGAATAGCACTTTTTGTTAAAACCAATCAGACGCGAATTGCTATGATTACCTCAACGAAACGAACTGAGGATTACACGATGGAAAACTTAGTGATTGCAGTAGACAAGACAAACTTTGTACTCGCAGCGGCTGACAAAACAAACTTTTGGATCGTGTGGGACAAAATCGACGCAGCAATCCCAACTGGCAACAAATACCTGAACAATCTGGAAATGCACTATTGCGAAGCGCTAAACATGCAGACGGAAGGTAAAGCGGCTTATGAGATCGCTAAACATTTCGGATTTGAAACTCTTGAGCAAATGTTCACGGCGGTTGCTAATCAGGCAGAAGAAGATTTCGAAATTAAAGCGTTTGGCTAATAGCACGAATTGCTAAAAAATGATCGGGGTATCTTGATATAGTTACCCCATCGAAACCAATCAGGAGATTAACGATGAAAATTCAAACTCAATTCGAAACTGTGGTTACTGTACGCGATGCGAGCCACGAAAAAGGATTGTTCAAAAAAGGTACTGAGGTTACTGTTGATATTGATGATATGGTTGCATATCACGGCGGCATTACCTGGAATATCGCAGTGGTTGAGCCAGGCAAGAAATTTAAACTTCTGGCATTCAATACCGTATTTGAAACTGTGGAGACTGCACAATGAGTCGTTTAAATTTCGCCGGAAAGAAAGTAAAAGTTAAATCATCTGGAAAGCGCATGTTAAGCGTTTGGCACTTTGATGAAGATCGCGAATATGAAATTTTGATGGATAGACAAAATGACTTGCATATTTTAGACAATCGCGGCCTTGCACTTTGTCTTTGCATAACTGAAGATGGAGATCGGTTATACGCGCCAGGAGTTGAAAGTATTTATTCAATTGAGGTGATGAAATGATCAATAATACTTATCGCGTCGTTGCAATCAGTCGCGCAAATGGTAAGCGAGTTGTGTGCTATGAAGGTGATCGCGCTTGCCTGGCAACTGATACATATGAGGAATTAACAAAACGTCGCCCTACTTTTTACTCCGATTTCAAAGTGGTGCTTGAGCGCCTGGAGCCTGTAATTGTCATGGAGAGTGATTGATGAAGCTATTTTTTATTCCTAACGCTTGGATTCTTGCTGTTGCTAATGACCATTACGGAGGCGACGGAAAGCGTGCGAAAAGGTATTCGTATTTTAATTAAATAGCACTTTTTGTTAAAAGCGATCCGGTTTGTTTTGGCATAATGCATTCATCGAAACGAACCGGAGAATTTAAAAATGATGGTATCAAAAACAACTACTAACTTCGCTGGCAAACGTGGCATTGAGTTAAGCATTGAAACGGGTTACAACAAGTTTGAAGAATTTGAAACGCTGTGCATTTGGGAATCTGATAATGATTGCGAATGGCTTTGCTCTTACCGCGTAAATGGTGATGGCTCATTCACCTGGAATGCAAACATTTATTTTAAAAAAGAAGTTATGGAAGAATTGCCAGCATTAATTAAAGATGAAAAACATCTTCGCCAGGTTATCCAGTTTATTAGCGAGAACATCTAATGAAACGTAAGCGGAATCAAGCAACGTGCCGCTGCCAGGCTTACGATTTTCCTCATAGGTTTGGTGGCGGTTTGTGTACCGGAATTCAGATCGCTGAGGAAAACGCAGGTGGCAACCTTTGCCAGCACTGCTATCTGTTTAATGGTGGCTGTGAGGTGATAAAAGGCCAGGAGTCGCCGCGCGAATGCGCATATGTGCAAGAGTTTATAGAGTATCATGAGGTTAAATTATGACCTACTTCAAAAACATAAAAACCGGAAGAATTTACCGCGTGAACATTCGCCATAAAAACGCTTTAATTATGAGCAAAGGCGGCTGTTGGGTTAGGTCTGCACGTTATAGAAATGCAGATTTAACAGGATATCCGTTTATCGCCGTAAATAGCACGAATTGCTAAAAACGATATCGCTCTGATTGGTATCATACTTTCACATAAACAAAATGGAGAATCAAAAATGAAACTGAAAACTGAATCCATCATGAACATTGTCAAAGCTCACGGGAAAGTAGTTTTGAAAATGGATCGCGATTCTGGATTCCATCAGTTAACGATTACCCGCGTAAAAACTGGTTACGCTGTTGGCGAACACCCAGGCGGAAGAATCCGTCGCATGACTGAAAGCGATGCTTACGCGATGATTGACGAAATGAGCATGTTTATTGAGAAGTGGGGTTGATATGGTTCAAGATGCTTTCTTTGCTCGCCTACATGAAGCGGAGGCGGCTGGACTCAACAAGGAATGGGCGCTTAAAGTTGCCTATCTTGAAATAACGCTTGATGACGCATTAGGCGCTATGGATATGGATCAAGAAAGTAGCGTGATGCTTGCTGATCCTAACGCAATAATCAATGATTGCGGTTGTAACTTCGATCCATCTTGCAAGCGTTGTTTCCCATTCTAAGGAGTATTTAAAATGACACCTATCGAAAAAATTTGCTGTCCAAAACACGGAGGAAGCGGGGATAAAACAACATGCCCATTCTGTAAGTAAAAAATAGCGGCCTGTTTCGCATTATGTCGCGATTTCAGGCCGTAACCAATACGATTGCCACACCTACAAACAAAACGCCTTACAAGGTCATACAGAAAGGATTTAAACATGCTTATTTTCTCACTATTTGATGGTTCTGGTTATGCTGCGTTGCCGTGGGCTGAACGTGGTCACAAAGTGCTGTGCTTTAATTTCGACGGTGCTGATCATGGTGATTACCAATCAGTGCGCGTGACTCATCCCAACATCGTTTATTTGAATGAGTGGATCGGATTATCATTCCAGCATAACGCAATGATGCGCGTCTTTGGCACTCCAGATTTTATTATTGCATTCCCTCCATGCACTGATTTAGCTGTTAGCGGATCGCGTCACTTTGCAGCAAAGCGTGAACGTGATCCAGACTTCCAGAAAAAAGCGGTTGAAACGGCAAAGATTGCTGCCAATATTGCGGATCGGTTTAACGTTCCATACATGATTGAGAATCCTGTTAGTGTTCTGTCGTCAATGTGGCGGCAACCTGATTTTATCTTTCATCCTTGCGCGTTTGGAGGTCTGTTGCCGGAAGATGATAAACATCCTCACTTTCCTGAAATCATTCCCGCTCGCGATGCGTACACCAAAAAAACTTGTCTTTGGACGGGTAACGGCTTTGTAATGCCGGATACAAACGCAGTATTGCCAACAGGGAACAACAATCCAGGCTGGCAAAAGCTCGGCGGCAAGTCTAAGCGAACAAAGCTGATCCGCTCACTCACTCCGCGCGGCTTTGCGCTTGCTGTATGCATGGCAAATCAGAAATAGCACTTTTTGTTAAAACGCCGGATCACGTATCCGGCATAATGCTTTCAACGAAAACAAAAGGAGATAAATCAAATGGCTAAATTCAAATCAATCAAACTTATCGGATCTGATAACCGCCTATACAAAGCGCGGGTAGACGAAAATGATGATACTTTCGTTAAGTTAGATGGGAAATGGATTCACGCCAACTTAACCGGATTAACATTCCGAAATGTTAAGACCAAAACCATTAAATGCACATGGGTAAACCATTCCATGCAGATCAAGAAAACTTTCAAAGCTGATAAGCGTTACCAGATCGAACAAGGCCGCGTGTTAGGTGCTGTTGCTGGATACGTGTTCGACGAAAACGGCGACCGTTTCACGCTGTATCGGGAAGAAGTTGGATTCTCTGCCGCTGGCGGTGCTTATCTGTTTGAGGCCAAATACTCATGAGTTTACCGGAAAAAGATTACATTCCTCACCGTTCTGAGGCCATGCAAAAATACCGTTACAAGGTTGTTTTTAGTGCGATATCGTCATTAAAGGAAGGTGAAACGGTCTATCGCATCAGGGATAAGCATTCATATTTGCTGATTGGTCATACGTTCCATCGTTCGCTTGCATTCGATCCTAAAACTCTTGAATGTCATAGCATTATAGACGGAAAGTTATTAGCCAGGGTTGAGCCGATAAAATAGCACGAATTGCTAAAAGGCTGTAGAATGTTGCCGTTATAATTAGCGGCAACAAGAAGGAGATTTTCAGATGTTTGACTTTGACACCAACAAATTGACACCTCAACAAGTTATAGCCATTGCAGAATCGCAGGGAACATCGCCGCTTCGCGTTGCTATTCAGTCGAACGGCTACCGCCAATCGTCCAGCTTTTGGGAACCTGTGAAGGATATCAACGGCGCTAATGACCGCTATCCTGTGATCTCTTTGGGTAATGATGTTGATGTTGTGGGTAAACTGTCACGTAGCATTGCGCAATCTGTTCAATTTCCTGAATCATCGGCCTATATGCATTTCATAGGTTGCGTTTCCGCCGCTATGGTTGGACGCTTCCAAGTTGAGTACCACGGCACTGAACAACCAACGGCGCTTTATGTTGTAACCAGTCAGCCGCCTTCAACTGGTAAATCAGCAATCAACAGCCTTGCTATTGCGCCAATGGTCTGTGAAGTTGAGCGAATCAACGAACAACGCAAGAAAGAGCGAAAGAAGATCGCAGCTAAATTAAAAGGCGTTGAAAAGGAATTGAAAGCTGAACGTTCCGGCACTGAGTTAGCGGCGTTGTTTGAGGAAAAGGAGGAATTAGAGGAAAAGTTAGAAAAAATGTGCGATATCGTTTTTCCGGTATCAGACACCACGCCGGAAGGGTTAGCAAAGATCAACAATCGCCAGGGTAACTTTGCTGTTATTTCCGATGAAGCAACAAGCATCAACAGCTTACTCGGATTGACTTACGCTAATAGTGATCGCAAGACTAACAGCGAATTGGTTCTAAAAGCATGGGACGCAGGACACGTTTCAATAGCTCGCGCCAACTCTGAAAACAATATGAGTTTTGTTGCGTTGGGCTGCATGAGCGTAATTGCCCAGGATGAAACGATAAAAGGGATCATGGATGCAGGGGCGCGGGGTATCGGTGTTAGTGAACGTTTCTTGCTTGTACGTGAAAAAACAATGTTAGGCGAGCGTGTATTTATTGATGAAAATGGTGATCTTGATTACACGCCAGTTGATAAAGAATTAAAGGCGCAATATTTCCAGTTGATTCATAACATCATGACTGAGCAAAATGTTGTATTGAAGCCGTCACGTTCTGCAATGCGTGTTCTTAATATTGCTCGCCAGCAATTAGAGCCGGATTTAGCAGACGGCGGAAAATATTCACATACAATGTTGCGTGGTGCTTTGGGTAAAATGGATAAACAAGTGATCCGCATTGCGTCAGTATTGCACACGATCCGCAATTGGTTTAATCCAAACGGTACGCCGCAAAAGTCGCGAGAAATTGAAGTTGAGACAATGCAAGAGGCTTTGGTGATGTTCAGCGAATTAAGCAAAACATATATCAACGCCGCGAATGCTTCCGGTCACGCTGGCGATGATGCCGAAATGAGCAAGTTAATTGAAATCATCATTAAGATCTCACGTCAAAATAAAGGCGTTACCAATGCAAGAGCTATCTATGAAAGTGCGCGTAAGGTTAAGCCGTTTACAGGTCAATCAGGCGTGATGAAACGAATTGAGGAACAATTATTGCCAATGCTTGAAGAAAAGAATTATGTTTGCAGCGTGGGTAAATTTGTTTATGTCAATCCGGCGTTAATGGGGTAATCATGTTCTTATTAGATCTGTATCGCTTTTGCGAGTCTCGCGAGAAATTCAACCGCCAAGAGTTAGCAAGATTTATATTCCGTCACCGTGAATGTGAAAGGCTCGCCAAAAATGCGGGGGTAACTCCACGCTATTTCGCTTCAAGCTCAAGCAAAGAGTTTATAGCGAGAATGATGGGTTATGGATATCTTGACGGCGTTCATTGCGTGTACTGGTGCAAAAACAAGATGAAAAGGCCGTTTAATTTTGAGTTGCATAGCCTGGAAGGTGATTCCAATCGTTATGTGTGGGAGATGATGAACATTGAGAAAATGAGCGATGAAGAATTATTCAGCAAGCCAGCATTTGATAGATCTTATTTTGAAAGAAAGTTCAGCAATGCAAATTTCGCATGATGATTTTGTCTATGCACTAATGTTGTTGCTTTACAGTGATATGCGAGCGTTTGAAGATAATGATCACCAGTTAACAAATGATGACGGTGAACTACTAATTCACGTCAGGCGCTTTGAATAGCACTTTTTGTTAAAACACCCGATCTTGTATCGGGTATATTTGTTTTAACGAAACGTAGCAACAAAAGGAAAACAAAATGTTAAAATGCACTATCAAAACAATTCGCGTTGTTAATGTTACATTTGACGTTTTCAACAACAAAGGAACAGCATATGTTGATGATGGTAGTACGTTTGGCATTAACCGCTGCGAATATGAAAAAATGCTGTGGGATATAAAAAAGAAAGGCGCTCACATTATTGAGGAAAAGGATTATAGCGGTAATAGTTTCCAAGACTTAATGAACAATATTTTTTAAAAGAAAAGGCGGCTTATGCCGCCTTGTTACGTTTAAGTGCCCACCCTGCCAGCATACCCGCAATAAACATCAATATACCCATTGCGATTGCCGGAACATTAAGACCATCATTATTTCGGATCTCTATTCTTTCCGCTGTGATGTTATCTGCCTTAATGCTTGAAGTGCTCACCTGTTTTTTATTCGACGTGTCAACCTTTCCAACAGCCGATTCTTTAAATGTGGTTTCCTGCTTGCTTGATGTATCATGCTTTGCAGTTACACCAACAGTTTGTTTCACATTTTCAGATCCTGCCTGTGCTGTTATATCGGGCTTGCTACCAATCAGGCCAGGTAACAAGCTCGACGCAGAACAACCGGAAAGCATAACGCACATCAAAACAGCCATTAATTTCTTTTTCATTTAAGATCCCTTACGCAATATTTATATTCGACGGCGCGGCGGTTCTTCAATCCTCTTGATTTTTCCTTTTTACCAGTTTTAGGGTTCCGGTAATATGTCCAGTTCCATAGCTCACCACAACCGCCCCATAGATCACCATTGTTGATCTTTTTCAGCATGGTTGACTTACGAAACGCGCCAGTACCAGCATTAAAAGTGAATGAGTATAGAGCCGCTCGCATTGATAAAGGAATTTCACCCTTAACCGCCTTATCAACAGCGTCAGCCGCTACTTTCATATGCTTTGCTAATAGCGCGTCACATTCTCGCCTGGTATATTCCTTTCCAAGAATCACATCCTTTCCGGTAATGCCGTGGCATACCGTCCAGATTCCAGCAATATCCTTGTAAGGCTTATACTTTACGCCCTCAATTTCTTCAATCAAAGGCGATGCCAACATTAAAGCCGCCCCTGTGACGGTGGCGGCTATACCTTTCTTGATTGTCATTACACCCTCTCTTTCTGCCGTAGATTAAGCGCCGTTTTTAAATCCCCTGAATCTAAAGCCTCTCGGATCGCTTTACTATCACGCCATTTCAGCCACGCGCCCCAACAGCCGAAAATAGCAAACAAAATAAACGTAGCCAGTGCAAGCAAAAACTCACCAGTAAAAGAGCCAACTACCGTTGCACCTCCGAAAGAGTTTTGAGCCATTAAAAGAAAGTCCCTCATGATCTGATCCTCAATTAAATTAAAATGTCAATGCCAAATTTAGTGTGAATATGTTAACCACAAAAACAAAAAAAGGCCAGCACTTAGCCAGCCTTTTTCTTGATAATTTAATTAAGCAATCATTTCAGGATAAAACATAAAGCGCCCTATTTCTCCATATTCCTTATCGTAAATAATTACCGCCGCTCTGCGACGTGAACGCCAGCCACCACGCGCGGCGTAAGCGTCTTTTGCTGCCATAGTGCTATGCACCTCAACAATGCCCAGGCTCGTTTCTGTGACTGTCTGATGATGCCAATGCCCTACATGCGCATACATTGAATTGGAGTTTCCGAAATCTTCCCGCCAATCCGCTGCACACATCATTAAAAGAGTTTCTGGCTTGCGTACAGTGTGACCATGATGATAAGCAAGGAACGTTTTTCCATATTGCGTGTGATGCACTACACGCGGAGAAACATCAACATTAACGCGTGGTTCATCTTCATATGCCGCCGCCATTGCAGCACGTAGCCAGATCATGCCTGATTGGTCGTGATTACCCTCAATAATCTGGATCTCAACTTCTTTGTGTTTATCAAGCATTCGGCTTACCGCTCGGCGCGTGGCTCGAATGGCAACATAAACAAGTTTCGCATATCGCGAATCCTGATCCAAAACGTGACCGCTTGCAGGTGTTACCGCCTCCAGGCCGTCACTGTGAATCATATCACCACCAATCAACAATACAGCTTTTTCGCTATTCGGTGCTTTATCGACGGCATAATCAAAGAATTCATTCATGATCTTTTCTGCCGTTGCTGTGTCGTAATTCTCTCCGCTTTCATGCTTATGAGCCATTGCACCAATATGAATATCAAAGATCGGATATAGCGCAAGGGTTTTCGAATAGTCAGTAATCTTTTCCGGCTGTGGTTCCAGGCGTGGCAACTCGTCAGAAAATGCAGCCATAGCCGCTTGCATTATTGCCTCTAACTGGTCTTTATCTTTGTGCGTCTTAATCCAGGTTAGTTTAGTATTGCCGTTTTTATCAACTAGCTTTGACTCGCCAATTACCGCAAAGCCAGGTGATCCGATAGTTGAGATCTCGCCACGCTTTGCTAATTTGCTGTGGCGGTGCTCAACCTGGCGCAAGCTCATTCCGTATTTTTCCGCAATCTCACGCAGTTTTAAACCCGCCTCACGTTCAGCAATCAATTGCTCGTCGGTAATCTTTTTTAAACTCATGTTTAACATCCTCTTAATTCATAACAACGGAGTACATAATAACCCAAGCGATAACAGGCGGCAACAAAATAACAGAAATGTATCTCATTTGTAATATTTCTTTTGTTCTTTGGTTTTGTTAATAACTGATTTATAGTCTATTGTTGTTGGTATTGCCGGAACACGGTGAACACGTCGCGGCTTTTCTTCAACATACGCCATTTCGTCACCAACAATAACGCACACGTCTTTAATATCGAAATACTTTGCTATTTTGGCGATCCCTTCATCAAGACCGCCTTTTTTAGCAAGCTCCCAAGTTTCCTTTTTACCTTTTGTCACTTTCATAACCGTAAGCCTTTTTAAGTAACTCCATCGCATCATTCCAAAGTATTTGCGCAATAACTTTTGGACACTTGCGATCAAGCATGAATAATGATTCTTTAGCCAACCATTGAGCATCTTTGAAATATTCAACATTAACAATTTTCATTTTGCAAATCCTCATTTCGTTTCGTTGAAATGATTATGCCCCACTTTAGCGGGGCATTTTTAACAAAAAGTGCTATTCTGCTCTCATCATTCCGTTTCTCATTTCCCAATCTTTAACGAATTCATCAAGATCAGCTTTGACTTTAATCGGCCATTCTTCAATCGGTAATTCCTTTATTTCGTCAAAACTCATATCAAGAGATTCGGTAAATTCCCATAAATCACAATCGATCTTTTCTAGATGACCCTCTTTTGTGATCATTTCACACACAAGGCCTCGATAAAGCAACCACTCTCCAAATTCACTTAAATAAACTGTCATCTTTTCCATTATTAAATACTCCGCGCTTTGGCTCGTTTATTTTTTACGGAAGGGCAAATGTCGCTAATCTTCACATAATGTGTTTGCTGTTGCTCACCTTCTTTAAGTTGACGCATGATAAAAATCACACTGCCTTTATTGTTGCCTTGTACTGGTTCACCTGTCAGGCCAGAAATAAACGCTAATCGACCAGTGCGGGAATATTCCTTGCCGTCATCCTCCCATGTTTCGCCAGTGATCCAGATTATTTCCGCTGCATTCTTTTGCGCATCGCTAAACCATGCAGTTGAATTATCAGCCGGAAGTAAAATATCAATCTGGTTTCCGTGTTCCATCTGCTCAATTGCTTTTTTGATAAATGGATCTGGATTGCTGTATGGTGGATTTAACCAAACATGTTTATTGCTACCCCACCAACGCTTTAAGCAGTTTGTCTCTTTGCTGTAAAACTTGTCGCATTTCTTGTTGTTTTCGCTTGCGGCTGCATCAAGATCATATTTACCGTAACGTTCAGAAAGATATTCAACAATTTCATCTGGCGTTTCCCACAAATCGCGCACAACATCCGGCGTCTTGCTTCCTGCGTAACGGTTGCCGCTAACCTTAAATAATGGGTTTTCTCTTACTGGCTGATAATGACCACCTGAACGTAAAGCAATATCTGAATATTTACCATGCTGTAATTCATGAAAATCCATTTCTGGCGCGAAAGTATCAATTGTGGTTTTATCTTGAGTATCTTTAGCCATTTTATTTTACCTCACAAGTTAGAGTGTGCTGATAAACGCCAACTTTAATATCAATTGTGTTTTCGTTAACTGTATAGAAAGCTGATCCAATTGGCGTAAACAGCTTATATTGATTTTTACCGATATTATCAATAATCAATCCTGTGCTCTTACCTCTTACAACCTTCATATAATCGCCTGTGATCTCGAATGCTTCATTTCCGCAAATATATGTTTTTGGTTTTTCACCGCAACCAACAACGGCAAGAGATAAAGCAATTACAGCAAGCATCTTTTTCATTTTTGAATACTCCGTTCCGTTTCGATGTGTGCATTATGGCGCATTCCTTTGCACCTGTTTTAACAAAAAGTGCTATTTTATCGCATCTGCTATTGCTAACTTTACTTGCTCTACCCCATAGCACACGGCGGCGAATCCTCCGCACTCTCTGACACGTCGCAAGAATTCCTTTTGTTCGTCGCTTACCTTCGTGCCTTTCTTGTTTGCGCGTTTAAGCTCAATTGCTATAAATGAATACTTGCAGCCAATAAAACCAGTCAGGATTAGAATGTCGCTAACTCCCTTCTTCACACCCGCTTGCTGATCCTTTACGGCTGTGCCTATGGTTTTCTTCCCCTCGTTTTTAGTGTGCCAAACAAGCCACATTGGAAACTCATATGTTAACCATGAATAAGAATCAACCTGGTGCGCTTCCTCTTTTCTGTCATCTGGATCTGATTTGTCGTAATACTCCAGATAATCGCCTTTATCAGTAACCATTTTTAAAACTCCTTCTGTGCGATCAAATCTTCTTTCTTTGTGTTCTTGCGATGGGTAACACGTTTTGGCGGCAATATTTGCCCCGCATAACTCATGATCTTAATTGCATTGCGGCAAGTGATCATAAAGTTTGCGGTCTGGCGATCTATAACATGTGTTCTAACCGCCTTTGTCCAAAGCGTTTTGCATATCTTGTGTTCTGATTCAGGGAAATATTTTTCGTATGCCCTGAATTCTACGCCGCCACTATCGCGCAACGTGTAGCAGAATATTACGCCAGCCTGATTTTTTGTGAGTGTCACATTAAAATCTAACACGTCGCACCAATCGTTTTTACGGTACATCTTGCCGGATAAGTTGTCATTTGGATCGCGTAACTGAACATTACAGCAACGGCATACACGCGCTGCAACGTCATTTTTTGCGCCGCAACCTTTTACAATAACTTTCTTTGTGCGGTCATCAATCTGATCCTCACATTCCTGGAACGTCCAGAAATGTTCACAACGATTTCCGTTTTCATCCTCATTAATGCAACGGCGAGCATAGAATGAATTTTCTGTGCCGCAAATAGGGCAATATTTCGGATCTTTGTCTTGTGATTTACGCAACTGGAATTGCGCTTGCTCTAACATCGGATCGAAATACAAATTACCCATTTCAAACATCGTGCCGGAAAAATCCAAAACAAGGTGATCCGTTTTGTGCATTCCCAATACTTCTTTATGGTAAGTTTTTAATTGACGCATACCGCGCCCCAAAAGCTGAGTTAATAGCGTCAGGCTTCCGATCTTACGCAAAATAACAGAAGTATCCCACGGCGGAACGTTCACGCCAGTTGTTAGCGCCTGAACCTGGAAGATGTATTTCACGCGCCCTTCATATGCATCCTCAAGCCATAAGCGCCGCTGTTTCTCTCCAGTTTTTCCGGTGATAATGTGATATTTTGTGCCAGGTGGAAGCGCCGCCGCCGCCTCTTTGCAGTGCCTTTCGTCAGCGCAAGTAACAAGAGCGCACAAGCGGTTTTTCATTACCTCATGAACCATCTGCATTATTTTCTGCGTCATGGTTCCTGATTGGTGAATCTTGTCACTCATGGCCTTTAATTGCTTCTGGTCATAATCAGCAACGCCAAACTCATTCACTGGCGTAAATTCTGATAAGTCGTAACCCAAATCACCAACATTGCCAAAATAAGTGGGAACAACTGAACCAAATTTTACCAGGTAATCAGTATCAATGTTTGTGATCTGCTCACGCCAAAACCCAGGAATTCTTTTATCTTCGACAAGTATCGGCTCAATTCCGCGATATTCCGATCCGGTCATTCCAAATATACGCAACTGATGACCGTAAGTCTCAAGACAACGGCGGCGCATTTCTGCAATGATAATGGTGTATTGTGCGCGGCCTGAACCAATCAGCAACGGATTGCCTTCAACTGGTTCACCTTTCGGTGTCATCATTTGCTCTATGCTTTCGCCGTTTTCCTCGGCTTCAACAATATCATTCCAGTTGACTTGATGACATTCGTCTATACCTAAAACTTGCGGGACGTAATCACCCAACGCTTTATTCAATCCACCAATTACAGTGCCTTCCGATCCGACAACAATCGGGAAATAAGCGCTTTTGGTATTCAGGCCAGCGCAATAAACGGAATTCGGAACACCAAAGGCGCTAATCTCTTTTGAATCCTGATCCACAATTTCAGATTGACGCGCCAGAAATAACGCTTTCAACCCCATTTTACGGCACTGAGCCGCAACCATAGCAAAGATGATTGTTTTACCTGCCGATACAGCCGCCTTAACAAAAAACGGATGTTCATAACGGCTTAAACGCTTTGCGATCTCAACGTATGCAACGCATTGATATTCGTAAGGCACAATTTCACCAACTGTGAAGCGTTTTTGTATTGCCTTTATCTTTTCCGCTCCAAGTTCTTCAATCTGTTTTTCAATGTTAGGAATCATTACTTATCCTTTTGACTAAATGCCATTTGCACCATATCATACACAAACTTACTCAATAGTTTTAGCAAAAAGTGCTATAGGTGAAAATATGAGCGAAATCAAAATTGCGGCCTCAACGGGAGAAATCGACAAACGCACAATCAATGGTAACAACGGCGTAAGGCGTGGTAAAGACCGGAAGCGCCGCGCACCTGTTAGCGGTTATCTGGTACTAAAGGAAGAAGTAAGGGCAGGATTAAAAGCTAGGCTTGATGAAGTGGTTAGCGCTTATGGCGGCTGTGCTGCGTTGGCGCGTGAGATTGGCGTTAACCTTAAAACAGTGTGGGGATGGAAAGAGCGCGGCATGATTTCAGCTAAAGGCGCTGAACTGATCCAAAAGGATTACCGCCGCAAAGGGTTTAACGGTTTCCGCGCTTCATATTGCCGTCCAGATTTGCGCTTTGACAACAACGGCAAGCCATTAGAGAATCGTTGCAGCAACAGAAAGCTGATGCGATTTGTAACCAAAGAGGAAGCGGAAGCAAGAGGATTTGTGCGGCCTTACGATCCGTTGCGGTCTATGAGTCCAGAAGAACGCGAGAAGGAGAAAGCGCGGCGCAAAGCTGAACGCGAAAAGGCGAAAGAAGAACGGCGCAAAGCAAAGGAAGCCAATCAGAAGAAACGCGTTGTGATTTCCGTCGATAGCACTGATTGCTAAAAGTTCCGGCCTGGCATGGTTTATCATCGTGCCAGGTTTTTATTTGGAGGTTGAGAAATGCATTATCAAAAAGAAGAAGTGATCCCAAAGATGCGCGGCATGTGGCAAGCGGCATTAATGAAACTTTGCGATATTCCTCAATTAACCTTTAACGGAAAGCATCAACCTTGCCCTTATTGCGGAGGTAAAGATCGCTTTCGTTGGACTGACAAAATCAACGAGAAAGGCGACGGAGGCAACATTTGCAACCAATGCGGGAATGATTCAGGGATCGGATTATTCATGCGAATACGTGGTGAAAATTACAGTGAAGCAATCGACACTCTAGGCGAATGGTTAAACCTGGTTCCTGTTGAGGTTGTCAACAAGGCTAACAAAGCGGCAAAACGTGACTCCGGTTACAATTTCGGATCGCAAGCACCACATGAAAAATGTGTTGAGGTGATGGATAAAACTGAACGCATGGAAATAACAAATCTAAGCGTTTTTGAGGCGTTTTATCCATTAGACGGCGAATCGTATCAAGTTGGCGTAAAAACTCATGACAATGGATATTGCGAGCATATACACGCCATTCCTTGCCACCTGGTGCATAGTGATGAATTGGATGATGATATGTGCAATATTCTTTTCGTCAATGAGGAAGGTAAAAGCAGTTTTTACGCGAAAGATTACACGCGCGGAAGCGTTGCGGTAACTGGCAAGACTGACAAAACAATTTACCTTTGCGTTGATTGGATTGATGCGCAACATATACACCTGGCGACGGGGCAAGAAGTGTGGGCGTGTTTTTCACCTTCAAATCTTGAAATTGTTGCATACAGATACAAAGGAGATCGCAAAATGCGCGTTGTGTGCCATGCTAATGATCGCGATACTTTGATTGCTGCTGATGATCGCGAATTAGACGTAATGTTACCAATTAACGGTAAATTCAAAAATGGAATAGAGCGGAGGCTTTACAAGGCAAGTGACTTATTATAATATTCATCCTGCTACTAACACTTTTCGATGAATCTGTTTCATTGACTTCTCGTTGTCGTTAACGAACCCCGCTAAGGCGGGGTTTTTTATTGCATGTAACATAGCAATATCGCATAATCACTACACTGTTTCAATGAATAAAATGAGGTGTAATTATGGCTTTATATCGCACTGGTACTGCTGCAATGGACGCACAAGGCGTTATTACTGGCACTGGCACAAAATGGCGTGAGCCTCTTTCTCTTATCCGTACTGGCGCAACAATCGTATTTCTCACATCGCCTCTTAAATTGGCTGTGATTAGCGATATTGTAAGCGACACGGAAATGAAAGCGATCCAGACTGACGGCGATCCAGTAGAAAACGGAAATTATGTGATCCTGTTGAATGACTCTTTAACGGTGGATGGAATGGCGCAAGATGTTGCGGAAACTCTGCGCTATTACCAAAGTAAAGAAACTGTTATTGAGGAAGTGATTGAATTCTTTAAAAACTTCGATCTGAAAACATTGCAAGATTTAGTTAACAAGGTTAATGCTGATGCTCAACAGGTAGCAAACGACAAAGCAGAAACTGAGCAACTAAAAAATGAAACGCAACAGATTAAGGATTCTGCTGTATCTGAGACTCAACAGATTAAGGATGCTGCCGTCAATGAAACCAATCAGATTAAGGCAGACACTGACGCAATAAAAACGCAGACGCAACAAATAAAAGATAGCGCCGTTGCTGAAATTGGATCAATTAAAAACGAGGCTGTTAATGCTCGCGATGCAGCAAAGGAATCACAACTTGCCGCTGAACAATCAAACGTTGCAGCCGGAAACGCTAAACAAGGCGCTGAAACTGCGCGTGATGAAGCTCGCCAATGGGCACAACAAGTTAACCCTGAAAACCTTCTGCATAAGGATCAGAATCTTAATGATCTTGCTAATAAAGATTTAGCAAGGGAGGCGCTGAAAGTTGAGGCTGTTAATTCAGTTAAGGGGCAAAATCCAGGTGATTATAACTCATTTCGTAACCCTGCATGGACTTATGAATTACGGATCGCAAACAACGGCGAGTGGCGAGTTGCAAGAAATAGCGATAACAGCACATCCGCTCTTTCTGTTGGTGCTGGCGGCACTGGCGCTCAAAGCATAGGGCAAGCAAGGAGTAATTTTGGCATTGGTGAAACTGACATTCCTGTTTTTAGAGGAATAAGCCTAACAGAAAAAAACTCTGTAAACTCTGGAATTCTTTATTTAATAAACAAAAGTCCAGAAGATGTACAGCTTTCATACTCAAGAATTTACAACGAAATTCAAGGTGGATTAGCAAAAACAACAATACAAGTCACTAGGGAAGGAGGTGATACAAACTATTATCAATTTGATGAAAGCGGTAACGCGATAAATTACAATTCAATAGTTATCGGTAGGGGTATTGGTAATGCGCTTGGAAGTAATGCGTTAGTAATTGGTGATACAGACACTGGATTTAGGCAAAATGGAGATGGGATTCTTCAAGCAATTGCTGATGGTCAAGTGATGTTTGCATTTACAAAAAGTGTCAATATTGCATACAGAACTATTCAATCACTTGCTCCAGAAGATGCTAGATTCGCTTATGTTGAAGGAGTTAGACGCGGTGGCGCTAATTGCTTTATAGGTGGGCATGTTGAGGGTGGTGCTTTTACTGCATGGCGTGATCGCGCCGCTGGTATGCTTGTTGAACTTCCAAGCGATGATGTAGCCGTTAACGTTGTTAAGGTTGTAAGGTGGGGTGGTGATTGGGCTTTTGGTATAGATGTTGCCAGATATGGAGCTGGAGGTTGCGAAACTCATTTTAATGTAAGGGGCGCTGTTTATGGGTTTAACGATGCTGGTTATGCGTCTGCTGTGCAATGGGTTAACACTTCCGATATTCGCCTGAAAGCAAACCTAAAAGAGATTGAAAGCGCTAAAGAAAAAGTGAAATCAATAAAAGGTTACACTTATTTTAAGCGCAACAATCTTGATGAAGATGAATATTCTTTCTATTCGGAGGAGGCTGGTGTAATAGCTCAAGACGTGCAAACTGTTTTACCGGAAGCGGTTTACAAGATTTCAGATTCAGAATATTTAGGTGTTAGCTATGGCGGTGTAACTGCTCTTTTGGTTAACGCAATTAATGAAATGATTGATGATTCAGATAAGCAGAATGAAACCATTCAGAAGCAACAAGATGAAATCAATGAGCTAAAAAATGAAGTAGCAGAAATGAAAAAGATGATCGAGGAAATGCAATCAATGTTTATTCAGATTGCTAAGTAATAAAAAAGGAGCCTTTCGGCTCCTTTTCTTTTATCAGAATGGGATATCATCATCAAAATCCATAGGCGGCTCGTTGTTTTGAGGCGCTTGCTGGCGTGGCGATTGTTGTTGCTGTCGAGGTTGCTGCTGTTGTGGCGCTTGCCCTTCTCCGCGTTGACTGAATAAAAGATTAGGAAAGCCCGCCGCCGTCAATGTGTTATAAATCTGCCCGTTGTATTCCTGGCTATCAATGCGTAACTGATCGCATGATACAGAAATAACTTTACCCTGCTGAAATGCTTCACGATACCAATTATTCATGCCGTCGCTTTTAGCATTAAAGAAGAATTTGTAATTGGTGTATTGTCGATTACCTTCACGATCTTTAAATGACTCCGAAAGCTCAACGATGTATAATGTGCCGTTTGCGCCTTGCTTTACAAATGGCTCTTTTCGAATTTCTCCGGTGATTACGTGCATTCTTAATCCTTATTGGGGCGTTACCGCCCCACGTTAATTTATTCAAAGTCTGTGATAGATTGAGATTTTACTTCCTGTTGCGGCTCGTTTTCAACATTTTCCTTCTTCGCAACATTAGCCGCTGGCGCTGCCGGATTAAAACCGCGAGCCTTTCCGATTTCCATTTTTGCTTTTAGCTTGTCGTAATGCTCTTTAATGATTCTACGGTTAGCCGCGTCAGATTGCTTGTAAGCCGTTTTAAACGTTTCTTGCAAGTCTGTAAGGTTATCGCAAGCATCAAGATCTTTTTTCCAATCCTGCGCGTTTTTGGTGGCAAGATTTGCGTCATCGTCAGCCGTTGCCAGGCCAAGAGCGGTGCAAAGTGCATAACGTCGCGCATAGCTGTTTGTTGAGCCGCCACCTTGCGGATCTAGTTTCTGCATTGGCAACGTGAAACTATATTCAACCCATTCATTTGATTCAACGTGAATAAAGCGAGTTAAAACCGTCATTGATTTCAAATCTTCGCCAACTTTCTGATCTTGAGTAAGGAATAAACCCTTATCAGTAAGGCCAGGCATAATAGCATCAAGAACGCTGTCAAGAGTTGCATATTTATTTTTCAGGTGCGTGTTTTGCTTATCCTTTTTTACTTTGGTGAATAATTGACGCGCCTCAAACAATGCCTTAATTACGTTTGCGTTTTGTTCGGAAAATTTCATTTCATTGACTCCGGTTTAATAATGGCGGCTTGCGCCGCCGTGTTAATTAATGCTTTTCTTTGTTCTCGTTGTGATAATCAATCAAATTCTGGATCATGATTTCACTTGCCTGATTAATCATCTTGCGGTGTTCTTCGTTATTCTCCATTTGAAGAACTGTTAACACAACGTTATCAATCGAATATGCAACCTTGCGAACGTATTCAAGAGTTTCCGGTGATTCGCTTGGATCAATTACTCGTAAGAACTGGCGTTGCATAATGCCTAATGCGTTTACAAATCCGCCTACATGATCGCGCACATCTTGAATGTCTTGTTCATTGAATTGCTGTTCCATTTTTATTTCCTCTCTCTCGTTTGTTGATGCGTGTAGTATACCACGCATCGAATGGCTTTTTTAGCAAAAAGTGCTATTTATAAAAAACCTTTGTATTGTCTGCGTACCCAATCAGGCGTTTGCAGGTCAATTTCCGGCTCACCGTTTGCATATGAAGGCCAAACGTCATTAGCCTGGCATTCTGCAAACTGGTTGATAACGCTCATGTATTGCAGACGTCCGATCTTCAATTGCTCGTCTGTCATGCGGTATGCGATAGGTAAAAACGGCTCTTTCTTTTCTTGCGCCAGAAGTCGAACAACAACAGGTCGTTTTTCTTCTGGATACGCTTTCTTGAATAGGTCGTGCTGCAATGCCATTTTTAAGTAGTAACCATGATTAAATGCCAGCCTTGCAAACTCTGACGGGTTAGCGCTTGACGTTGTTTTATAATCCGTGATCACAATCGCTTCATCAAATCGCGTTGTTTCATATACCGGATTACCATCACCATCATAGCCGGAAATCACTGTTGCAAGCACATCCTTGCAAATATCAACATGGTCAAGCCTTACTTTGACTTTCACGCCTTTGATAGTGCCGAAAATTGATAGCTCGCGTTGTGCTGTTGGGCTATTCATGCAAGCGTTGTGTTCCGGTATGCTTTCCAGTACACGGCGCATGGTAACGCAAGCGTCGTAATCTTTAGCCGGAACCAATTCAACGTTATCCGCTCGCGCCTGGCTCTCTGCGATCATTTCAATCAGCCACTGAACATTAAGATCCTCCCCACAATCAACCATCATTTTTATCAGGTCTGGATAAGTTTTCCCGCTTGTACCAGTCAGGCCAAAAGATTTTAACTTGCTTGCTAATGCCGTTTGGCTTGTGATCAAGTTTTCGTAATCTTCCGGCGCTGGCGCTCGGCGGTACTCTTTTGCGAACAACTCACTGCTTTGAAAGTTGGTGTGTGACTGCGTACCGAAAACAAGCGCTTTGCTTTCCTCGCGTGGTCTGTATTTCCATGCTGCCGGACAACTTGCAAAGATTTCTGCCAGGCTTGAACCGCTAACGTATTCAGCCGCCCAACCTTTAGGATCGTGATATTTATCATTGGTTAACTGGTCAAAGGTGTAAACTTTAAAATCGCTCATTTGGTCATCCTCTCGTTGGTATGTCTGCATTATATGTCTTTGTTGCATGTAGTCAATACCCTTTAAGTGTTCTTTTTGTTTTGAATACGTTTACAACTAGCATTGACAACAAAATCACATCGTAAGTTTATGATTTTACTAATTGTTGTTTTTGCGTTCCATTGTTCACGCATTTACGCTGCATACCATATATAAATACATACCATGTGATATATAACCATCAACCAATACAAAACACACAACCACCACAAACCATAGAGAACAATAGAAACAATAAGAATACAAATAGAGATATATAATAATAATTATTCTTTAAGTGTATGTATTATATAGATATTTTATTTGTTCTTTTTGTTGTGCAAACGTTTATTATTTTACGCCGGATTAAGTTGTGAACACCGTAGAACAAAAGAAAACAAAATGCCCCGACCGTTAAGCTAGGGCATTGATTTACCTCCTTTTATGCTTTGAATAGCAGAACTGTTAAGATCGGTACTGCGTTTGCGTGGTTTAGATTTCCACTATATGAAAGAGTGGTTGCGTTACCTGCTGGCAACAGAACATAACCACTTGATCCGCCATGCATTGCAGTTGCCTGAACGTTAGCAAGGCGACCACCATATGTTGAATCAACCCAAACAGTACCGCCGCCCCATGCACCACCTGAATATGTGTACCCGTGAATACCAACATAAGGGATCACAAGATGTCTGTTGTAGTTAACCGCCGGAATGTGAACCGATCCGTTAAACGGAAGGACAACAGCCTTCGCAACGTCACCCTCGATTTTTTCAGCGTAAACAGTACCCCTAAACCAACCATCAGTAGCGTAAACGTTACCAGTGAATGATCCGGCGTTTGCGTACACAGTACCCCTTACCGTTATCTGGTTAAATTCAGCATAACCATTCTTATTAATCATCCATCCAGCCGCTCCGCTCTGCCAGTTGTTAGAGTTAATCTGATCCGCAATCTGAGCGTTACCAATAGAGCCATTTTTCACAAGTAAGCTGTTAATAAACACCTGATTATTCTCAACAACAAACGGTAGTGTAAAACCTCCGCTTTGAGCATTATTGATGATCGCAAATCGTCCAGCATCAAACAGGAATTGTGATTTAACTCCGCCACCATCAGCGACAAGAGAAAGCGCCATGCCTGCGCTATATTCCTGCCCGTTATACCTGATCCCCAACTTAACGCCGTACATCGCACCAACGCTTGTTCCGTTAACCCATGAATCAAGTTTCTGGTTAACCGCTGATTGGGTATCACCAATTTGAGTTGATAACGCCCTATCCGCTGACGCTCGCGCTTCCGCTTCATTGGTGATTGCCTGGTTAACATCAGTTATCTGTGCTTTGATATCCTGCTTAACACCATCAATTTCGCTCTCAAACGTAGCTGTAAGCTGATCAATCCTTTGGCTAATGGTTTCAGTGCTGTTAGCAATTACCTCTCTCAATTCGCTATTTTGAGCCGTTAATTTCTCGTCAAATTGCGCACTCATTTGAGTGACCTGCGTTACCCTTGCTTCTGTTTCGTCTGCAATGAGTTTCAGCGATTGCAAGAACTCCGCTTTGCGCTTGCCGTTTTCAACTCGCATACGTCGCACATCTTTATCATTCGCCAATGCGTTTTCAATCACTGATTCCGCTGTGCTGTGGATCTTATCATTGGCCTTTATTGCGTTTTCCTGCAACCACTTATAGCCATCAGAATTTTCAATATCGACCTTAATATGATCCGTGATAATGCTCGTATCGTCGGAAGCCATGCCGCGCACAAAATCAGTCCAATCAGAAACGTTACCGATTTTGTCAACTGCCCTTGCCTTGTACCAGACAACATGACCCGCTGGCAGTATTGAATGCCAATACTCATATTGTGGGAACGGAACAAGCGTTAATAGCGTTGCTTCGTCAACTATAGGATGACCATCAGCACCGTTTGGCGCTTGATGCAACTCTATATAGGCCGTGTCTCCGCTTCCCTCCGGCATACCCCATTTTACGCGAATTCCGAAAACTTCATTGTCAGACGCAGTAAGGTTAATTGGCCTTTCCGGTTCGCCAACCTTGCCAGTTAATCCGGCGCTTACAATGGCTGACCATCCAGACGCTGAACCATTAGCTGCAACAGATCTAACCCTTACGTGATAGTTACCCGCGTAAATTCCTTCAACTTCCGTTTCCTTGTTGGCTGTGCGCGGCGTGTTGTTCCAGTTGCCATTGTCTTTTCTCCACTGCATTTCATAAAGGCTTGCATATTCAACCTTATCCCATGAAACATGCATTGTTTCCACGCTCGCGCCCTGGACAACTCGCGAATAAGATTCGATCTTGACGTTTTGCGGTGCTGGCAAAATGTCAGGCTGCACGATTGAAGTCGGACGGTCATCAATGTTTACGCCATAATCAATTTCATCGTATTTGTTAGGATCGTATTCAACAGCCGTTATGTTGTAGGTAAATTCTTCATCACCGTCACCCTTAGTGATTCCGGTTACAACATATCGTTGCTGTGCAATATCTGTTCGCTCAATTGCAAAAATGGTATCCGGCTGAACGTCAAAGCCAAATGTCGTGTTTAGCGTTAGCGTTTTACCGTCATCACTTACACGCGCAATGGTTCGACCAACTGGCTTACCATCTGGCTTATTTACCAGAATGCGATCACCTGCTCTTGCGTCAACCTTAAACGGCGTGAACACCTGCAACCCGTTAACCTCCATCAAGCGACCTGATAGATTCAGCGTTAGAGCACTTGACCAAAAGTTATCAGATACAACAATCACATCTCCTACGGTTGGGATCATACCTTCCAGACCTGTAGCAAAGTTTACAGTTGTGCTCTTGACGTTGGTTTTTAAAATCCAGCGTCCACGGCGGTTGGCTTCGCTGCGTCGTGTGCATCCAATCGCAGTAATTGACGTGCTGTTATAGCCAAATCGTAACGCCGCCTCCGTTTCGAAAACCCCCTCAACATCCTGTTGATACATGTTTTGTTCGTCGTCGAAAGTCACGTTGCATTGTGTGTACATGCTTTTTTCGCTGGCAAACGTGTAAGTGAATTCACCGTTAACAACGTTGTCATTAGTAAAGATGTATGACGCATCGCGAGGCTTATCGATCACGATTGAAAGGCTCTCACCATTCCAAAAGCTCATGCCACGGAAGATTGAACAAATATCACGCACAAGCTGATACGCTTCTACCTGGCTCTGGATCACAACGTCGCAAAGATAGCGCGGCTCTGTTCCGCCTTTACCGTCTGGAACCATCTGATCGCAATACTGCGCACATTCGTAAATGCTCCATTTATCAAGAGCTATGCCTAATTCTCTTTGATCGAGTCCGTAACGCTGATTGGTAATCAAATCATACAGAACAAAAGCAGGGTTATTACTCCATGCCTTTTTCCAGGTTCCATCCCATGACCCTGAGTAAGTGCGGGAAATAGGATCATAATTTGACGGAACATTAATGATTTTCCATTTTTTCTTAATGCTGATATTCGGCAACGCATTAGGGAATAATTCACTGTCAAACTCAACATATACTAAACCAGTCAGTGGATAACGAAATTTAGCGTCTACAACTTCCGCATAGCTTTGCATTTTAATCAGATCCGTTACCCTTGCTGACGTGCTATCTGTAAGGCGACGGACGCGCAATAAAACACGATCATTGAAATCAGGTAAATCAATTCTGCGGCTTCTGTCGTAACCGCTCATTGTTTTACCTTCAATTACATCATGCAAAACCTCTTTATATTCAGCACCATCAACAGCCATATCAACAGCATATTCAACTCGAACACCTGTTAGATCTCCGTTATCTTCCTGAGTAACCCCTCGAGGCATTAAAATTTTAATACGGATCGCAGAAAGGTTTTTATTGGTAACAGAAATAATATAAGGCGTTGCGGCTGTCAGATCGCGAGCAACTGTAATTTCGCTGGCTGTATCAGTAAACCCCTGAATATAATCCTGCGTTTGCGTCCCTGGTCTGAATTCTGCTTTAACATTCTGAAAGTTTAGTGAACCATCCTGATTCATAACCGGAACGTCATCAAAATATAAATCTTTCAATGAAAAGTCTGGATCAACTTCACCATCAGAAACGGCTAAAAGAATTCTGATCCTGTTAATTGAAATTAGGTTATCTTCCATTTCAACAGGTGTATGAGGCTTTGAAGAACCGCCCTTACTGCCAGTTATCATATTTTTGATCATAGCTTTTAACCTTTTGTGCTATTTAAACGTGCTGCCATTGTACATGTAACAAAAAACCCGCGCAACGGCGGGTTTATATAATTAAAGTTTATCTTCTGCGTATGAGCCAGCACTGAATACAGCGCCGCCAACAGTTCTATAACCATATGGCAAACATACCGGATAACCTGCCGCCGTAGTATTAACAGCACCACCAAACGCATATGATGGTTTATTTGCTGCGCTTTGGCTCTCCATTCTCATTCCTCCTTGTTGTGGGCTAATCATCTGCATTACTCCGCCAAGAGCCATTGCGCCACCCATCATAAATGCAGCCGATGAAAAAGCACCCATAGCCGCCAGCGATGCACCACCAGTGAAAAACGCAGTGACCATAATAACAGCACCCAAAACAACCTGAAATAAACCGCCAGATTTTGAACCTGTTGGAACCGGAACAATTCGAACCTCGCGAGCGCAACGCCATGCGCTATCATTATTCAAGCCAACATTTTTACCATCAACGAAAATTGCAAATTTCATCTTTGATCCTATTTCACTTTGCATAAATTCTTTGAATCCTTTAACCTGGCTTGATAATGCCCTTACGCATTCAGGCCAACTATCAACGGCGTATTTGTGGAAAACACCAAAGCGGCGACCTAATGAGCCGGACAATTTAACATTGATAACCTTATTCATTTTTCAGATCCTTGTGTCTGCAAATCATTGTTGTGTGTTCCTGATACCAGCCGGAATATAAATCAACTCGCGACAACTTGCCGAATGCATGATGCAATAGTTGATTGTTGCCTAAATAAATTCCGGCGTGGTTCCATACTGGCGCTTGCAACTGCATTATGATCATATCACCTGGCTTTGGCGGTTCACCTGTTTCTATAAAACCTTCTTTCAAGTAATTATCTTGATAAAGGTTTTCGCCATGTTCCGGCTTCCACCATTCATACGGCTTGCGGAAATCATTCAGGATCACGCCTTGCTCTTTATGCCAGGCCATAATAAGCCCCCAACAATCATAAGCGCCAAGCGACCAGGGGCGACCAATCAAAGGCCGTGATTGTGGCTCTATGATTCTCATGTCTCCTTCTGGTATCGAAACTATAACCCAAGAAACACCAGTTTCATCACACATGCACAAATCGTGTGCGCTAGGGATTGTGGTTGCTCCCTCCCCTGTATGGCTATGAACTATCGCGATGATATCTGCGCCGCCGTCCTCAACTTCTGCATATTGTTCAGCGTCCATTTCAAAATGCTTTTCCGGCTCCTTGCTTACGTTGTCGATCCGGTGATACTTCTGTACGCGTGATTTTTGAGTTACCAGGCCACAACATTCATTAGGATAAACGTCATTGGCATGGCGCATAATTTCAAGTTTAATTTTTGCGTTAATCATTGGTTTTTCCTCAATAGTGATGCAACCGCGCAACCGCCAAAGTCTAATTCATTTTGAGCGCCAAAGCGCAATTTGCAAGCTGTAACCGTTCCGGCGCAATAATCCTTGCTCGGATCTGTTACCGGATTATTGTCTTTATCGAACATTTCCGATCCGTTATATCCGCAACCTTTCCCGCTTCTATACCATCCCCTTTGCGCCCAATAACAAACGCTTTGCGTAAGTCGTGGCGGGATCATAATTCCATCCATATCATAAGGTGATGTTAATTCAAAACGTGCAACCGTCTGATTAACAAAATTTGGACGCTCAATATAATAAACCAGTTTTCTATATGCGCCGTCCTCCACATTACCTTCATCATCAATTAAATCAGCCGATGTAACCCATATTGTAACCTTTGCTTGCATCATTCCATTATAGGATCTGATTAAAGCAGATACACGGCTATCTAAATTAGAAAGCGCTAATTGTGGTTTTTCTGCTTTCCCGTTACTGGTAAATCCGATCCCTGTGATGCCAAAAGGCCGCGCCCCGTAAATTTCACCGCGAAACTTAATATCTTTCGGAGGCAATATTCCAGTTTCACGCGCTTGCATTAATTCCTCTGGCGTGTATGCGATATTTTCAGCGTGAAATCGGTAAACCTGAGCACCAAATTTCGTGCCGTCAACCTCAACAAGCGTAATTATTTCACCAGGGAAAAGCGATTGCAGACAATTTTCAAAAGTCTTTTTGATCTGTTTTTCAGCCATATTCTATGCCCTCCAATAAAGCACCATTATAGACACAATAAAAAAGCCGCACAAGGCGGCTTTGATTTATCGCATTGATGTAAATTCTTCCGTAAAAGTTGCTTTGACTTCCTGAGCGGTTCGGCTAATTGGAGTTAGTCCAACCGTTCCGGCTTTTACGGTAAACAACCCAAAACTACCGTCTGGAGTTTTCCACAAGAAAGGCTTTAACCTGTGATCCGTCATAAATGCTTTAACAGCCTTATAATCATTGCCAACATATACAATAGAAAACTCCCTCCTTTCCGTGTTAAATCCAGAAGATGCCTTTTGGCGATAGCCGTTACCAAAAACAACTTCCCTGTCGTTATTGGTGGTTGTCATTACACCGCCGCCGCTCTGAATCTGCGTACACCAGGTAAATTCATCTAACATTAAGCCCTCCCATGAACAAAATTATAAACCTCGCCACCTTGCGAGCATGACCGTTGAATCATTTCAGTGAAAATCATCTTGATACCAGTTTCCATCCCTTTTGGATCTTGACCGTTGTCAATGTTAACGTTGATATCACCAAATGCAAATTGAGATGCACCGCGATTGATGCCAGCGCCGCCAGTTGTCACGCTTCCTACTTGACCGCCGTTTGCATAACCTCGCATCATGCGATACAGGTTTTTAGCTCCGATTCTTTGCGTTGCCTCTTTGGTGAAAACAAACTCACCCTTATGAACAACGCCAGCCGGATCATATTTGCCACCGTCGCCAGTATAACCGCCGCCAGCAAAACCAGCACCGCTTAAAAGGCTTCCAAGCGTCCAGGTTGAGCCGCCCATCATGCCGGAAATGCTATTGAAGATAACCATCTTTGTGATCATCTGAACAATAAGGCTAATGATCGATTTTGCAAAGTCTTTGAAGTTTGCTTGTCCAGTAGTCAAAAAATCAGCCATTTGTTGCGATAGGCCGTTTAGCGCCTGGCTCGCAATGTTGCCGATATTATCATACATGTTCATTGCTTCCTCGCCGTACTCCGCAAAGGCATTTTTAGCGCCAGCCAACCAATCAGCACGTTTAGCATCTTCCTCTTTATAGCGATTGTCTAATGCATCCATCATTGCGGTGAGTTGCGGATCTCCTTCCTTTCCTCCTTTGGCAAGATAATCAGCCTCAACCTTTGCACGTTCCGCCGCTCTTGCTGCTTCACGTTCACTTAACCCTCTGGTTTTGGCTAGTGCTTCTGTTGCTGCTTTCTGCTGCTGGATAAACTTGATTGAGCTATCTTGCAACTGATTAAGGCGCGTTTGTGCAACAATCTGATCGCCTAAAATGGCTTTTTGTTCAGCCATCGCCAGGATCTTATCTTTGTTGGCTAAAATGCTTTTTTCTTCATCAGTAAGTTGCCGCTTTGTTGAGGCTTCTTGCAGAATCTGAATTTTAGCCTGTTCAGCCCATAAAGATTTACGTTGCTGGCTTATGGTATCAGTGATCGTCTTATGCTCTTTCAAAACTCTTAATTGAGTTTCTAACGCCAAGATATCACGCTGATATTGTTCTTCCAGCTTATCGCCAGCCGATACCTTAACTTTTTCAGCCTTTTGCTTTTTATCGCGTTTGGCTAATTCCTCGGCTTCCTTCCTGATATTCTCCTTTGTTTTAGTAGCATATTGCTGTTCAACCGCCGCACGATTTTTCATCATGTCAATGTAACCCTGCTCGCCTTTTTTGACTCGCTCGTTACGTTCTGCAATTGATTTTAATAGCTCCTTGTTGTTCTCTTTGGCGTTATTAATGATCTTCTGTTGTTGCGAAATTACAGAATCGCCAACATTATCAAGACCTGGGATTTTTTGCATCGTCTTAGTTGCCGACACAATAAATTCACCAATGAGAATATCACCCTGATTAAGCAAGTATCTAACCTGCTCAACCGTTCCTGCTACAACGTCGATAATCAGGTTAAGAGCCGCCAGCGTGTGATCTCCAACCCATCCCCAAGCATCTGACGCCCATTTTTTAATGTTCGTCCACATCTTTTCTAATGGCGTTGCGGAGTCTGCCAGTTTAGCTAATCTCTGATCCATAACATCAGCAAATAACTTTGTCGCCGCCGTCACTGCTTCCGTTTTTCCTTTCGTTTTCTCCAGGTCTGCAATATAAGTTAACTGCCCTTCGCTTAAAAAGTTGAATTGCTCGTTTAGCTCTGCAAGACCTTTAACCGGATCGCCAGCAATCTTATTAAAGTAATCGGTTATCTTGTCGCTTGATTCACCCGTTACCGTTGACCACTGAGCGGTAGTCTTTGTGATTGATTTAATCTGATCAATCGTGAATTTGCCGGATTTTGCAAGCTCTGTTGCGATGGATCGGATGTTTCCTATCGTCGCATCAGTGCTGTTATTAATGTCCTGCGCCAGCTTATCGAACTGTGCGCCGCTTGTGCCAGCATAGCCACCAGTCAGCACCAACGCCTCTTGCAAGTCACGTTGCGACTTATACGCATCATAACCAGCCTTAACAAGAGCACCCATTGAAACGGCTAATGCGGCAAGGCCAACGTTTACCGGATTCAGAAACGACAACAGCACTTTAAACGTATTACCAACGCCGCCGAAAGAATCTTTAATCTGTCCACCCTGCTGGATTGCAACCAACCAAACAGGCATACCGGAAGCCAGCGACGTTACAACGTCAGTGATCTGAGCCGGAAGCATTCGCATTGCCTGGTTATATTGCCCTGCGCTAATTCCGGTTAACTTCATCTGTTTTTCTTGCGCTTTAAGCTGTGCAATGAATGGTGCGGCCTGAGCACTTACGCCAAGTTGCGCCGCTTTCATTTCCAGCAATTCGGCTTTTGTTTTGCCAAGAGCGGCGGCTTGCGATTCCAGATCCGCAAGGAAAGTTTTTCCGGCTAACGCTGCTTTCTCTTTGGCTTTTGATTCCTCAAGTGCTGCGCGGCCTTCTTCCGTTAACGCCTTTTTATTACGCTCCAGCTTACTGATCTGAGTTTCCAGCATACTCCCCAACTGGAAAAACGTTTCATCGGGAACAATGCCCTTTTGCCATAGCTTATCAAGATCGCTTGCGGCCTGAGATAGCTTGCGCATTTTCGCCGCTGTCGGATCAACAGTGTCCTGAATGCGTTTAAATTCACGGCTCTGTTTCGCCAATTCATCAGCTAATTGTTTTGCTCTTTGCTTTGCAATTTCTTCCTCATTAACAAAGCTCTCAACGCCTTTCTTTGCTTCGTCGTTTGCTTTTTTAAAGTCCTGTAATGACTTTACAGCCCTGTTTAACTGATCGACGTTAACGCCAAGTGTTAAACCTGCAAATTGTTCAGCCATATATTTTATCCTCATAAAAAAAGCGCCCGTAGGCGCTTTATTTGTTATTTGCGTGCATCATTTCAAGTGCTTTCTGTTCCATGATGCGCAAGTCATTTAAGGCCATTTCTTCATCGTCTATTTTATAGATTCTGAATAACATAGGCAAAACATTATAATCAAAACCGTAAGCACCAGCGCCAGCACTGCGCCATTGTGTGCCCATAGCGCAAAATATATCCCATGATTGCATCATGCTTTCATCGAATATAACCTCTGGTGGATCTTCTCCTTCATAATCTGCGCGGGTTAATCCTACGGCTTGTAACTCTGCATCTGTTGGCGGTTTCTGGTAATACAGGTAAACCGCCCTTTTTAGTTTTTTACGCGTTGCCCTGCCAGCGCACTTAAATAAGATCCCATAAGAGCCAGCGCCGCGCCAGGATAATAATCAACTAACAGTTGCGCGTTTTCTTCGTTGAATTCTTCCTCCAGATCCCAACCCACGGCAACATTCATGATGAATTCAGGATCTTTAATACCTTCTTTCTGGTAAAGCTCTTGAATCTCGCTGGCCTTTTTATGCTTAACGGTAAACACAATTTTTTGCTCGTTACCATCCGGCAATACAAATTTAACTGGAAGTTTGAAATCTGGAAGCGGGGCAAGAGTCAATTTCATTTTAGCCATTGTCATTTCTCCTGAGTGGTTAAATATTGAGGTGATATTACATCAAATAAAAAAGGGACGCAATGCGCCCCTTAATATTAATCCTGGTTAGCAGGGAGGAAAGTAAAGCGACCTTTCAGGGATACCGACAAAGAAACGGTTTCCATTTCGTTTACCGCCGTTTGTGGGATCTCGTTGAAAGAAAGCACACCAGCCCAAAGGCGCATTTCTTTTGCTTTTGGTACATACATGCGCAATGCTTTAACGTCGCCGGATTCGTCAGCCTTACGCAATAGCGGATAAATCGGGTTATCGTATTCATGCGCAAATGTGTAAGTCAGTGATACCGCGCTTTTATAGGTTGGTAACTGCTGCTCCTGGTCATCGCTCAAGCACTGGTAATTGTAATACTGTTGCTCGCCGCCGTCCTGCCCCAAGTCCTGTACGCATGGGATCTCTGTCCAACCGTTGATTTTTGCAAAGCTCGCAGTTACAGATCCAGCCGGAAAAACGTTAGTATCGGTTGTGTCGATACCTTCAACAGTAACCTTAGTTGCTTCCGCCGCCGTCACACGCAGAACGCGATCAAGCAACTTACCCCAACTTGAGGCGGTAACGATAATATAATCACCTTTCTGGAATCCATCACCGCCGCTTTCAAGCGTAAATTCCGGTTTTGTTGCATTGCTTACGTTGGTTGCGCTTACTGCCACGCCGCGCGTGTTTTCAATAAAAATCTGTGCTCCGTTAGGTAAGTGCATAATAGCCCCCTTTATTAACCATCATAACGAACATAAAAACGTACTGGATAAAACCAGCCTGATTCTGATTTCTGAACTTGATGCACTTTTGCACCTTCTGAAATATAGCCATTCGAAAGCATTTTACCATCTTCAAAGAAATCAGCAATATTTTTTGCCAGCTTGCGAGCCTTATCAATTCCTGAACCTGGCGGGAATTCAATTCCGATCTGAACCATTCCAATATAGCTAATGCATTTCCTTTTCAGATCATGAATTATTGTATCTGCTTCTTTGTAGTCATATTTAAGCCAAATGCCTCCGCCTTTTGGTGGCGTAAATTCAACGTTTTCATAAGCGATCATATATTCGCTTTCGTATTCTTGAGCCAGCGCCATTCTTGCCGCAACAGATAATTCATAGTGCATTTTTCTTTCTCGCCTCCCTTATCGCTTCCGCCATGTAAGAGCGCAACCGGATCGCAACTATACCAAATACCCCCGCTGGCGCTTGCTTTGAATGACCATATTCAAGAGCATTAGCGTAAATCAGCATATTGGAAAAGTATATTGATTTAATAGCGCCGCCGCCATGCAATAAAGCATAAAGCGTCCTGCGACCTTCCGCCTTTGTTTTCTCACCATCAGGATCATATTGATTGAGCGCGTAAAGAGGCGGCTTGTTTGCTGTGATCTGCATATTGGCTTTGAATCGTCCTGTGTCAACTGGCGCAATATCAACTAACGCGCCGTGAACCTTTTCACCAAAAATCTGAATCACATCATTCAATCCGCTTTCTACTTGCTCGATCCATTTGTCAACATTGCCATGAAATTCTCGGATCGAATAATCAGCCATGAACCGCAACCCTCCGCATTATTGGACGGTAAGCAACGGTAATGCTTGTTGGTCTGATTGGTCTTGTTTCAACCATAACATAACGCTCGCCGTAGATATCAATCTGATATCCGTTTTTAAGCTCTACATCAGCATTAAAAACGCCTAACTTGTCGGTAACTCTAATTGTCTCTCCGTCAACTTCTCGCGTCCGTGGTGCTCTCACAAGACCCTTAATCTTCACCTTTATTTCAGGTTTTTCAACCTCAATACCGCCAACAATTTCAACGCTTCCAGGTTGAGTAATGCAATCAAATTCACCAGTTCCATCGCTAAAAAAATTAATTCCAGCCGATGCCATAGATCTGATTTGTTCATAATTCATCGTGAGCACCTCCGACGAAAGGCAGTTGTAAGGCCAAATCCGCCGCCTTTTTTCTTGTTAAGAACTTCATACATTTTACCCCACGGCGTTTGGCGCAACGTGTTACCGCTTGTGTCGTCACTAACTTTGCTGAATGTCTGAGAAAACTCACCAGTCAGGGAAAATGACGCTACTCGCCGCGAATAACTTTCTACGCTTTCACCTTCCTGTTTCATTGCGCCGTCAAGAGTCATCAGGTGCAACGTATAAAGAGCAACAGCGCGATTGTGCTTGTCTTTGAAGTGGTTAACGCAAACGAAATCTTTTGCTAATTCGATCCATGCCTGAATCAATTCAGGATCTACTTTTTTAAATGCTGGAGCAAGTTTATAAATCTGCTCTAAGATCTCAATATCATTCATGATTTACCCCCAATAAAAAAGGCGCTAAATAAGCGCCTTTATTAATTAATACTCGCCGCCGTCCTCAAGCTCTTTTTTTGTCTTGCCTTCGTTCGGATCTTTTTTGCGCTTGCTCTTAAACGCTTCAACGATTTCAGCATTGAGATCGCTGTTATCTTTGATTGTTAGCTTACCTTCTGCCATAAGTGCTTTAGTGCCTTGCCGCTCTAACACGCTTTCCGCAACGGTAATTTCTTTACCTGGCATAACGTCAACGCGATCAATAATAATCAGTGCAACGCCAGTGTTAACCAGTGTAATTTCTTTTTCTTTAGCCATTTGTTTTTCTCCATATATAAAAAAGGGAACCTTTTAACGGTTCCCTATATTAATTGAATTATCAGCCTACTACAAGACCTTTAATCAGAACCAGCGTCAACGGACGGTAAATCGTCAGGCCAGTACATTTAGAGGTGCAAGGCACTTTGAAATGCAGGTCTTTAGGTTGCGCGGTCAGCATGTTAAACGCTTCTGGAATCTCAATGCTCATGTTCATCGGATCTTTTTCGTAAACCAGCGCCGCTTTAGTCCCTGCGCCGTCGATATCTTCAAGCTCGGAAATGGATTCGATAGTGATACCTCCATTCTGCTGCTTGAAGTAATCAAGATAGCTCATGGTGGTTTCCGGCATACGAACGCTCAAAACCTTACGCATTGACGGCGGGATCAGAATGTGAGTAGCGCGGTGCTGCCCGTTGGTCAGCGTTTCGATTTTTTCAATCGCTTGCTCTAATTCATCCTGTGCTGTTTCCGGCTTTTTACCAGTACCTGCGGCGTTGTTCCAACCTGCGGAGTTGATAGTTGTGATGTTCGGATGTTCAAACACACTGATAATTTTGTGCGGCTTAGAGCCTTTGAAAACCAGGTGATTGACAAGCTGATCATGCGCATTCTGTGCGGCGTTTGCCTTGCGAGTGGAAAGGCTCTTGCCAGTGCGTTGACCTGCTTTGATTTCGTCAATGGAAATCAGGAACGCATTACCCAGGCGGAACACTTTACCAAATTCAGAAGTCATCATCGCGTCAACAGTTGGCAGATCATCAGTATAATCAGCGATGATTTTTGCGTGACCTACTTTGTCGAAAGTCTGGTATTCAAAAGTTTTGTCAGTATCGGAAAGCTCGGACGTTACAGGGAATACACGCAGTGCGGAACCTGCCGGATATTCTTTCTCATAAGCCTGAGACTTAATTTTGTGTAGCTCTTGAGCCGTCCAAATCCCCATATCAGACGCATCGTTTTTAGCGCCTTGCAGTTGCAGGTGATTAGAAATCACAGACGCTTCAAATTCATCAAATTTAATTTTTTCTTTAGACATAATATTTCCCCTCATAGAAAAGCCGTCACAATAACGGCTTTAATATAGCATTTTTTGTTAAACGTTCAAGTGTTTTTTGTGTTAGCACGCTACAACTGAACTGATAGTAAAATATATCCGTGTGAATATCTTACGTATTCGCCAGTAAAAAACCAACTAGTAGGAAATCCACTTGTTGATATAGAGCCATTGTCTTTAACAAAAACAGGATCTTTATACGATGGAATATCATGTTCGTCCTGAGTGATTACCCAAATTCGACCATGAGTTATTACGTTAACCGGATCTCCGGCGTCGTAATATTCTTTGCAAAAATCCATATAATCACGCGTAACGATTCCGTAATGATTTGAGTTTTCATTAAAATTGTGGCTGATTATTTTGTAACCGCAAGATATGCGATCAACACATACGGCCTTACCTATCACGGCTGAAACATCCATAACTGGCGAGCCATCTATATTATAAAGGCTTGAATCTACCAAGCACCCATTTTCAACTATACCTATTATAGAACCGTAATCAGACATAAAACCACCATATATAAAAGGCCGGAATAATCCGGCCTTATTATTATACCAGTTGAACCTCAACGAGTTTTAGACCTTGGAATTCCGTAAAGTCTCCAGTTGCGATCCAAGTGGTTTCAATTAATCCAGACGTTAAATCAACCTGTCCTGAATCATCAAGTTTGATAGCTGTTTTGAATGCTGGCGCTTCCGACTCTACAGATAACATCCAAACGCGCCCTTTAGTCATTACGTTAATTCCGCTACCAGCCTCATAAACCATGCGACCATCTTTAGATGTGGTCTGGAAGTTGGATCGAATAGCAACGCCGTAAGCCTTGCCGCTTGCCGCCATCGGCTTAATCAGCTTATTGCCCATGGCATCAACGCCGCCATGCTGGACCGCCACACCAACAAAAACAGGCTTATTCTGATTGCCTGCTGCATTCTCAAGAACACAAGCTCCGTCGATGTTATACGCGGAAGTGTCTGAAACTTGACCAGGCAAGGCGCGAGCCATTGCAACATGATAACTTGCTGAAATCTGAGCCATAATATTTTCTCCTTATTTAGCTTTGTTCAGACGTGCGGAAGGATCAAGAACGGTTTCCGCTGCATCCTGTTTGTTTTTTGCTGCATCGCCTTTTAATGCGATACGTTGAGCCGCCATTTTATCAGATTCTTTCGCGATATCAAAAGCGGTATCAATATATGCATCAGCCTTTGCGCTAATGTCATTACCCATGACCTCTTTAACATATGCGATCTTAATTTCTTTGGCGGTTAAGCCGTCGCATTTTACGCCAACTTCGGAGGCTGTAGCGACCAGTGCGGCATGTTCATCAGCGTCAGCTTTTGCCTTTTTCACGGCTTCTTCAATCTGCGCCGGAATGCCGTCAACTTTCGCCTGTAGCGCATCGCGCTCTGCTTCCAGGCTATCGGCTTTAGTTTTTGCCGCTGTAGCGTCTGCTTTCACGGTTTCGATAAAAGTAGCAACTTCTTTTGGCACGTCAAATTCAACAGCACCATCAAGTTTAATTTTAACGGTCATAACTTCGTCCTCTTTATTTAATTTAACGTCGATATCATACGGGAATTCTTGCTCGCTATCAAGATTCAATTTTGCAATGCCAGCGCGACCCTTAAAAACTAACGCAATATGGTTAACGCTAATGCTTGTTTGCAGCGCATCAAATTTTACCCATCCTTCCGGTGGCTGTTCATCTTCTTTTAGATCTTCTTCAAAGATGTATTCACCAGTTTCATTAGATCCATAACCAGGCTTATCAATATCAATCGACGTATAACCAACGCTAATTTCAGCCGTTTGCTTTTTCTTTGCGCTTTCGATTGCATCCTTTGCGTAAATATTCAAAGGTGCTTCAACTCCGATCCCATTTGGAATACCAGCGCCTGAACAAGTACCAACTACAACATCACGCGCATTTTCCGGCGTTACGGTGACGTGACCTACTGTGATTGGTTTACCTGCGTAAGTCGCCAGGCTATCAGCTTTAAACACTTCACTTGCTGGCCTGAATTCTCTGCGCTCGCCGTATGGCGTTTGATAAATCTGCAAACCAATTCGCGCCACAATAGGACGATCCACTAAAAAGCCGTGTTCATCAAAATGCGCCTTTACTCTGACACTATCAAAACGTTGCACCTTCTTCATAAATATACCTCTTGCTCTGTTTCCCAATCCGGTTGCGCCCAACAGCGACAATTATATTCCTGCCCTGGGAATATGTGCTTTATTGCCAATGAGATCCGTTTCATATCCAATTTAGCGTGTTCAGGTCTAACCCTGTTATCTTCCTGAGTGCGCCAAATATAATTGGTAACTCCGGTATCAACCACGCGTTGATACATTAACACGGAATACCACGAACCAACAAAACCAGACGCCCTATTTTTAGCCCACGCCTTATATTTTCTTAGGCGCTTTCGGATCTGCGCTCTTGTTTCTGCTTGCTCGCTTAACTCATTTAAACGCTGTTGTACTTCCCAATCATCAAGCACATTATACGCAAATTTCCTTACTGATGCCTCAATAAGTGATCGCCAGGTTATGTATTTTGAATTGAACCAACGTTCATTCATATTTCCGTAAACGCCACCAATCAGAAGGATAACGGATCGATTATTTGCACCTCCTGTTTGCTTTGCCATTCTGATAAATTGGCGAGTGTGGTATTTGTATGCACTAACGGCGAACCCGTAAACCAGCAACATAAAGGCGGCAATTGCCGCCTCTACATCAGCATTGTTTTCAGTGATATCAACCGCCAGATCATTAAGCGCCTTTTCAACGTCGCTCTCTGTCATATCGGGAAACATCATTTATTCAATCCCCCCTCTTGCCCTGGCTCTGGATCTAAATCTTCCGGCTCTGGCAATTCAATGTTGTCATTGTCCATGATTTTAAGATCTGGACAAATGGATCGCAAAGTGTCTCTTGTTTCTTTGAGATTAATTGCCTGTTCAGCTTTCAATTTTACAACAGATTCAACGTTCTTAGCCATAATTTCAGCTTTGTCCTTATCGCTCGGAACGCTTAACGGCTCGAATTCAATCGACCATTCCGCTTCTGAGATCATGAACGGCAAAAGGAATTCAAGAATCGGCTTGTAATCCTCTCCGCGCTTGCGATCAATTAACTTATAGAAAGTCTCTAGCGCCGTGTTTTGACTCGCTGAAACGCCGCCAGTGTTCTTATTTTTGAGGATGATTTCATGAATGCCAGTTAGTGCAACAATTCGATCAATCTTTTCCTGCAAGAACTCTGGAACGCCGGAAACGTCAGAATTGAGAACCTCATATTCTTCATCGGTGGCATCAATACCAATTGCCTTACCAACTCCGCTTTCGTCATCAACCTGAGCCAAACGCAAACGCGCCGCATAGCGCCCTTCTTCATCGTCGCACATCAAAGCCAGATCACGCGCTTTCCATACTGCTTGTTGTTTTCGGCGTAGCAATTGAGTTGCTAATTCCTGGCAATAGTTATAATCAACAATCGCCTCAATCAAACGCTTGTTTAAAATGCTTGCGCCCCAACCATCATTTTGACGGCGTTTTTCATTAGATACGCGCTCACCATCAATGATGCAAATACGCGAGTAATGAACAAAGAATTCCGGTATATCTCCGCCAGGTGAAATCTTATAAAGTTTTGGCTCACCGTAACGAACACTCCGCGCATTAGTTTCACGTTCCTGAATGGTGATCTGATAGCGATCATATACGCGAATATCTTCAAGTTGTGCACCAGGCTTTACAGGTGATTTCAGCATTCTGTTATCAGAAACAACAGCAAGAATTGCAGAACCGCCAAATAAACGCGACCATGAAAGCGCATCAATAATTTTAGCGTTTAATCGCAATTCATCCCAACGCGATTTAAAAGACTTTTCATTTTTCACGCCGTCAACTTTAAAACCAGGCGTTACCATTTCTTCGGGAATAACATCGACAATGCGTCGCGCCATTCCATCTTCTTCATAAAATTGCGATAACGTTTTAAATGCCGCACTTTGCATGTAAAAAGCATTTGGCCTAAACGTTCCATCTTTAGATCCGAAAATTTCGTTGTAACCATCTTCTTTAGTAATGGCCTTTACCTTGTCGCTCATAAATACCCCCATAATAAAAAAGGCCGGAATATTCCAGCCTTTGATTTTACACATTAACGCTTCGCTAATCCAGCTAAACGCTTCATTCTATCAACCGCATTATCAGCAAGGTTAAGCTCAATATTAACAGCATCAAAAAGGTTATCCATAATATCATCATGAGGATGGCTATCATCATAAGTGAATGCCGCCGCCTCTGCCAGAAATTCAGCAAGCATGTGATGCGATTCAGGCAATACAACATAACCATTCTTGATCACTGGCTGAGCGTCCATGCAGCGCGTTACTTTGTCTTTATCGCGTTGCACTGGCGTAATTTCTATCGGAAATGCTTTGCGGCAATTCTGGATCAAACCTGTACCGCTCGCTTTATCTTCCACGTAAATTTTACGCAAGTTTCCGCATTCTTTGTTACGGTTCCAGCACTGTTTAACAAACGCTTTAAACTGTGTTTCTAACATTGGCGCTTCCCATTTTCCGCGCACACCGTCAATAAAATATATACGGCCTTTGAACATGCCCCAATAACATAAAACGCTGTAGTCGTTTAGCTCACCTTCTTTCTGAGCGGTATCTGCTGTAATAAACGTATAATCAAAGCGATCCGGTTTTGGCATCGTTGATTTTTCTCCGGTTCCGTAATACTGGAACCATCCAACGTTAATTGCGTTACCGCCAAGAGCAATTGGCTCTTGCTGATACTGAGAAAGGAACGTGTACAAATCCGCATCGCGTAGCGCTTTAAGATCATGAATGCTTTCCTTGCTAGGCCAGAAAGAATAATACTTCACGCCGTCAATAACGATGTATTCAGACGAAAGCACATCTTTTTCAAAATGAGGCTGTAACCAATCAGGAAGCGATTTCCCGTATTCCTCTGTAACCATCGCCGGAATTGATATCTGATCAAATTCAATACCCATTCCGCCATTCATCAGAAACCATGTCATATCCTGCGCGTGTAGACGCTGCTGAATAACGATAATCGGCGTTTCTGAATGTGCGCGACGTGATCGAATTGTGTTCTTTGCGATCATTTGACCGCGCTCACGTTTCACCTTCGAAAACATATCATCCGGCTTTTCTGGATCATCAAGCGTCACACAACCTGAATAAACGCCAGGAGTGATGTAACCGCCACGACTACCAGTAATCTGACCGCCCATTGATTTACTAATCATTTCCAGGCGAACTTTGCCAGCGTCATTAAGGATCTGGAATTCATCATCCTTGCTTGTACCAGTTTTTGCTGGGTAAAGCTCTTGCCATTCTCGCGAGTTAACCAGATCGCGCACACGCTTGCTGTTACGTTTAACCAGTGTATCAGCAAACGAAATATTCAGATTTCGCACCTTGTTCAATTTCAAATATGAATAAGGCGGAAAGTGGATCGAAAGTAATTCTGTTTTGCCTGAACCTGGCGTTACGTTAAAAATGGTATCTTTGCGCACACCTTCAATAATTTCATCAATTGCCCTTGCAATATAAAGGTGGTGCCAGTTAGGAATCCATTTTTCGCCCTGCTGGATCGGGAACCAGATTTTAACGAAAGTATCAAAATCGTGTGTGCTTAATTCCTTAATAGCCAGCTTTTCAAGTTTTGTTAAATCTTCCCAAATCAACATAGCATTCACCTTTAAATTTTACTTAGAACGCTTGCGACGGCGTTTTTCATTGCTTCTTCCGTGTTAACTTCCGTTTCAGCATTGGCGCTAATATTGAACGTGTCGCCCTTATCAATTCCAAGCTCTTTTGCGATCATTGTGCTGTTAATCATTCCGTTTGCCGCTAACTGGTATTTTTGTTCTTTAATTACCGATTCAGCAAATTCAATTACAACATCATAACCAGGCTTTAATTTCCATTTCGCTAGTGCTGTGCCGGAAAAACCACAAAACAACTTCAACGCTTCCCATGTGAAAATGCGTGGCTTGTGAATCGTGTCCTGATAAACACGCCCCTGAAATGTAGCAGTTTCACCAGCCTTTATTGCGTTTGATTCAGCCCATTCAAAATACTGAACAATCAAATTCATAACCTGCTCTGGCGTTAGCGTTGTGCGCTTATCAAGTTTAGTGCCAATGAGATCTGAATATTGCTTATTCCATAGTTTCTTAAAATTCAGGCTTTCAGCCGCTGGCGCTTCTGTTTTTTTCGACATAATAGAATCCTCCATTGTTGAGGCATGATTATAGCTAAATTACAGACACAAAAAAACCCGCGCAAGGCGGGTTATCTTTTGGCGTTGCATCAATCAATATACTTGATGCTTCCAGGCTTGCCAAACTTGCGACGAAATGCAATTTCATCAGCAATCTTTTCAAAGTTTTTAGTAATCTTCCATTTATCAGTTTTGTTTTCGTAAATGGCGATCACTAATTCGTTGTCTTTTACGCAACGCTGCACACCCCACGAAACACAAAGATAAAGAAAGAAACAGATAATCGCACAAAAACCAAAACCCGCAATGAACATCAGCATTATATAGCCCTCACATAGTTAATTGAAAATTGGTGTGTTTCAGGGTTAGCACCAGATAAACGCTTCGCAAGGTTGACGGCGTGATGTTCGTCAAATGCTGCAACCTCGCATTCGAAATCCTGTTTGCATGATCCGCAATTACGACCCATGCGCCTGATAGTTAACTTAACTTTGAATACCATCCGGCTTATCCTCTTGCAATTTCACCATGAAATCACCGATCCGGCCTAATACCGCCTCGCCTTGTTTAAATCGCTTTTTGTATCGCGTTTTCTTGCCGTCACGTTCAATGATGATTGTTACCTTTGCGATTTCTTTGTTTTGCATTGTGAATTCTCCTGAATGGTTGCGGGTTACGGTTCCCGCGATTGTCATTCGCCTTGCGATCCAATCCGATTAAGTTTTACGGCTAACACGCCGCGCTTTGCTCTATTGAGCCTCTTATGTTCACGGCGTTTAATCTACCAATCAGACAACACGCCGTCAACCTTCATTGATTCAAGTGCTTATTATTCGTACTCGCCAGGCTTACCCCATCGACCAGCTATATAACCAGCAAGCCATACAAACTTTGTGCGAGTGATTAAGGTAGAAATTGGCGTGTGATGTTTGGTGATAATGCCAGCCGCAATATGATCGTATTTGTTGCCGCTCGTAACTTCAACTTTCAGATCCTTCATGCACTCTTTTGCAGCGCGTTTAACAATGTTGTATTCAGCCTCATTAAGTCCAAACATTTTAAAGTCCTCTTGATTTCCAAAGTTGAAACATTTCAAAGTAGTGCAATGCTGTGTCAGTGTCGCCGCGCTCTAATGCTTCTTCTTGCTTCTGTGCGCACCACTGCGACGGTTTTATGTATTCAGGCATAGAATCACCTTCCTAAAAAATGCGCCTCTTAGAATGCGATTGAGGCGCTATTTGAGCTATCAATTTTCGTTAAATTTTCCATCCAAGATTGCTCGAATGTTGTTTAAGGTTTTCACCTTCCAGCAATCCCATTCTGTTGAGCCTGGTTCAAATGTTCTTGCGAATCCTGGCGCATCAGTGCTCAATTCGTCGATTATACATGAAACTTCATCAACAACGATTTCCTTTATGGCCTCTTGCATTTCCAGATCTTCCACTGGTTCGAAAGCCTGAACAACTCCACCTAAAACGCGTTGCTGTGCTTGCGCTTCTTCTAACGTGTCGTGAATGTTTCTGATCTGCTTGCTGCCAAACTTGCCAACGCCGTAACTGTGAACATAAATCATCTGAACTTCTCCACGTTAACCATAATACAGCGACCAACAAAACCAACCTTATCAACAGCTTTTCCGTTTTTACGTTTCCACTTCTCAACGTCCATTTCATTAAGGCCGTTTTCATGCCGCCATACTGCCAACTCCGCCGCGCTTGTTGATGCTGGCATCAGTTTATGCTCAAGCTGTGCAAAAAGCTCTTTTGCTACTTCCTCTTTGATGTTTACAACCGCCTCGCTACCGCTACCCATTCGCCAGCCCAGGCCGCGCAACAATGATTTCGCTTGTTCTTCTGATAGGTTGATTGTGATCATTCTTCTTCCTCCACTGCATAAAACTTGATGCGGCTATTATCAACAAGAAACATAACATCGTTATCCCATTTATCGGCTTCTACTTCGTAATATTCCTGGTTATAGTCGTCAGCCAGGATTACACGATCTTCATCAATGATTAGCTCATAAGTGCCGCCGTAAATCGGGTTTTCGCTTTCAAACATTTTGCCAGTGTATACAGCCATTTCCTAAATCTCCGTGTTTCGCTTCAATGAGGACACTTTAACAAATGCCCTCGCGGAAGTTTTAACAAAAAGTGCTATTTTTGCAGACCAATCAGCGCATCAGCCAACGCTCTTACAACCTTTGCATGAGTCACAATATTTTCACCTTCCGGCACTCGCAGCACTTCACGCAGTTGCTCTAATGCTTTGACGTATTCGTTATGCTCTGAGTTAATCAACGCATTGAATCGCGCATTCTCAATTACAGAATCAACTGACTTTGAAATTACGCGATCTTGAATTCCAACCGTCATTTCACCGCGCATTGATTTGAAGATATCGCCACCAGGCGAACATGAATTTCTAACCTGCTCCGCTACTATATCGCGAATTCGTTCACGCTCTGCTAATGCGCTTGCTTCATCTGCGATCCGCTTTGCGTTGCTTAGGTGCTCGCTTTCGAAAAGAGTTTTATCAAGCCAAACTCTAACGCCATTATCAGCAACAACCAGGTAAAGAGTATCTATGCTATTCAAAACGGTATAGTCACGGCCTTTTGTCAGGTAGTTATAAAAATCATTTTTAGCTTTCATATTTTATTCTCCTTACCAACAAGAAATTTCTTCTTCTGCGAAATAGTCATAGTCAAATTGACACCAATCCTTCAAAGGCGTATCAATCCACTTTGCGAAATCTTCCAGAATTTCGGAGTTGTAGTTATCCGCAATGCAGCGACCCCAGGCGCGAGCATTCTTGTAACCGTACATACTAAACGTGTAAGGCGTTTTAGCTGAATCACCCCATCTTTTAGCAATCTTCGCGAATGCGCGTACCAGCATTTTTCTATTCATCGTTTTGTCCATCTGCGTAAATGATCGGAAAGTTTATTCTTGTTTGCTGCGTCATCACTGCCAACCATGCCACCAGCAAGAAAAATAAGTAATCTGCCAACAGAACTTTGCCAAGTGTCATTGTCAGTAAGCCATATGCCGCACATAAGCAATGCCACAAAACCAATAAATCTAATCATCTTTTTCAACCTTAACAGGAGTATTAAAAACATACGTTTTAAGCGTATGGCCTTTTGAATCCTTCGTTATGATGTTTACCGTGTCGCCTTCGCGTCGTTCTTCCAATTCAACGCCAGGCACATAAAGCAATCCTTGCGGCGAATAAATCCAGAACATTTTATTCCTCCACGATCTCAAATTCTGCCAGAACGAAAGAGCCAACATTTACAGATAATCCGTCTTTACCGTTTAAGAAGAAGTGACCGCCGTATTCATGCGTAACAGTCGGGCTAAATCCGTTTACACCATCTTCCATGTGGTAAATTGCGCCAACTGTCAGATTCATGGTGTTTGATTTGGTGCATTTGATTTTCATCGATTATTCCTCGGTTGCTTCTCTTGAATAAGGCCACTATAACAAATGGCCTTGCGCAAGTTTTAGCAATTCGTGCTATTTAAGGTGATCGCGAATGATTTCGCTAACTGTAATCATCGGCTTTTCATTGGTTAATAAGTAATCGTGCTCGCTATATCCGTTTTTCTGGTAATATGGATTGATTCGAATGTAGTTGCGGCTATCACCTGCAAACGTGAACCCGTCGCGATGCAATCGGCATAGCTTCACCTCATTACCAGCATTGATTAGAGCGATAATTTCATCTGGAAAACCACCATCAGTGCAAACAACAGGAGCATCACACTCTTTTACTTTCTGGTTAAACCTTACGCCGAAATAATCCTTGCCGAATTTAGGCTTGATCACATCCTCGCTAATCCAGATCATGAACTCTCGAGGCGACATACCCATCAGGAACGTTTGTGGCCTTTCTTTCTGCTCTCTGTCATCGTAAGCCAGCATGAAACGCTGATAGTTCTCTTTGCCCAGGATAGCTAATGCAATGTCAAACATTGGCTCTTTAAAGCTAATGATGCGGCATTGCTCACCAGGCGAATAGAAAGAAATCATCTTGCCGATTGTGTCTTTACCAGCACCTGGAGGCGCGTTAAGGATGATAATTTTAGCCATTGTCTACCGCCTTTAAAACTTGCATGGTTAATGTTTCTTCTTCAACGTTCCAACAAACGTTGCGCGATTCAATAACGATCTCATTTAAATGAATCTGGTTATTCTCCAGCTTGTCGGCAAGGTCACGCAGATAATCAATCGTCTTTTGCGTTTCAACTTTATTATCAAGATTCATCACGCCCACACTCCAAGTAAGATTGAGCCAACAGTTACAACCATTGCGACGGTAAAGCAAATAATATTGCGGTTGCGCTTTCGGATCTGTGATTGCTGGAATAATTCAGCCGCTTCTTTATTGAATGGAACCATCATTCCACACTCAACCATATTGATAATTCCTTTTTCGTCAACTGAACTTCTGAAATGACGCCCAACTTCAAGAGTCGGATAGTTCGAAATGAAAATATCTCCCTCGTCGTTGATGATATAATATGCAGTGCGTCCAAACTGTTTAATCATAAAAACTTTCATGTGTCATTCTCCTTGCTTGTCTCGACAAGGCACACTTTATCAAATGTGCCCTAGCAAGTTTTAGCAAAAAGTGCTATTTACCACTTAAACTCACCATCGCGGATTAGTTCGTAAATCGGCACGATGATATATCCAGGCCATAAAATAATCGGCTTCCAACTATCCTTATCATCAGCGTCAGCCTCTTTTAGTAGCGCTAGCATCAGGAAAGCGCCGCAAATATACAGAATTAAAACTATAGCGATCAAGATAAAAGTCAACATAATAAATCCTCTATTCCGGTAATTCTTCCGCAAGCCGCTTGATGTGTTCTGCTAACTCTAACGCGCCTTTCTTGTCAAAGATTCCGCGAAACTGCAAATGTGTGTCATCCTCATATTTGCAGTCAATCCAAACCGATTTCCCTTCGATGTAAATAAGCACGTTATCACCATGACGATCTTCAATTAGCTTTGCTGTCATCGCTAAATTCCTCCACGCCGTGAGATTTTAAGTGATCGTGTAACTGCTCGCCGTAGTCAATGACCTGGTAAACAGTCAAGCCCAGGCCGCGCAGGTGTGCAATAACGTTTGGTGAGTCATCCCAACATGCGACAATGCGATCAAGTCCGATAGTCCGTAAAACTTCCTCTTTGATCACGGTATCTTTCCGGTTGTCCTCCGCGCGGCGCATAATCAGCCAATCGAAAGAAACGCCGTTTTCAGCTAACCATGCTCGCGTTTCTGCCTCAACTTCATCACTACGTCCTGTTAGGATGATAACCAGGTATCCGGCGTCAAACATGGCGTTGCACACGGAAATGTTATTGCTGAACGGTGAATCATCCTTTGCGGCGCGGTTAAACTCACTCCAGCTTTCAGTAAGATGCAAGTCAACAGTTGGCAACAGGTGCAAGCGATGCTCCCCATTTGATAACGTGCCGTCCAGGTCAAAAATAACGAAACGCTGTTTTGTTGCAACGTAGTGATTAGAGTATTCCTTCCCCCACAATTCGATCTTAAACATCCATTACCCCACAAACTCAATAATGCTATACGCGATGCCAGCCAGCACAACGGTAGCGAGCACAATCATAGAACCGTATTTCAGAAACTGCTTGATAGACTCTTTAGACATTTTTACTTCTCCTTTGGTTGGTTGATGCGGTCATTATACCAATCAGGACACATGACCGCTTAACATTTCGTGTTATTTCACATTACGCGCAAACTCGCGGCAACGCTTGAAATCAACTTGGCTCGCTTTTGTAACGTGGCTTTGAACCATTACGATCTCGTTTCCATCATCCTCAACGCCAAATCAATGATCGTGTGAGCCTTCATCGCGCAAGCATTCGCATTCTGATAGTTCGCCGTGTCTGCTCCAGCCTTCGCTATAATATTCACATTCCCAAAACGGGTTAATATGACCGTTTTTGTTTACGTGCAAGAATGCCATAACTCTTTTATCAAGCGGGTTTATAACTGCGAATACTGCGTTACGTGCTAATTTCATTATCCGATCCTCTTTGTTTGGTGTGTTGTTACTATACCGCAACCACTAAATTTTGTTTTAGCAAAAAGTGCTATTACATGAACCAGCCCATTAATGCGCCAGCAGGTGCAACGAATATCCCGATTGCGCGAATGATTAATTCGTTGGTTGTGATATCGCCAAACATTTCAACGATATTCATGATCCAGCCAGCGATTGCAGCAATCCACAAAGAAAAGAAAGCGATTCCAGCGACACCATATAATTTCATGTTAACTTCTCCGGTTTGTTTGGTATGGCCTTACTATATCGCAAGGCCGTTAATTTGTTTTAGCAATTCGTGCTGTTTTTGATTTTTACGTTAGTACCGATCTTAATGTTGATTTCAGCGCCGTAATTATTGCCGCTCTTGTAGCCTCCAGAATAACCGGAAAGCAAGCAAATAACATCGTCGTGTACTTCAATGCGGCGCGATTTAAATTTCAACTCGTCCCATTCGCCATTTTCACGCTGAACACCTAAAAGCGTTGCGCCAACTGGCATATTTTCAACCTTGCAAATGTAATCGTAATCTTTAGCACCTACTGACGCAGTAAACACAGCACCGTTTAAATTGACATGGCCAGGCCTGATATTTAAATATTTCATCGCATCTAACAGATCGTTATCCTCTCGTTTTTCTGCCATTTCGTAATAGTACCTCAACACATTACTATTGCTTTGGTTATGCTCATTATGCAGCTTAATGAAATATTGCAATGAAAGACTGCTTTTCTCGCCGCTACTCCAAACGCCGTTGCTGTATTCACTGTGATATGTAATATTTTTACCGTTAGCGCAATTTTTAAATGTGATCGGGAAGTTGATTTTTTCGATGCTTAACATTGTTGATTCTCCTTTGCTTAACTCAACGAGGGGAACTATAACAAATGCCCCTGATTTAGTTTTAGCAATTCGTGCTATTGATCATTTTCTTTATTCTGTGGCGGTAGAATTGCATTACGTGCTCATTGTGCCAACTGCTCATTTTACAACCTCAATCAACAATCCGGCATTCGCCATAGGTGAACGGGAAATGTGTGTCGCTTTCATAGCTATCCGGTATATCAGCACATTGGCCTTTTTCTTTGTCATAGCCAGCCGCGATAAGTGCATCAAGCGGAACGTCAACCATGCCAACTTCAATCCCATAATCAATGCAATTCTCAATGCGGATCGGGAATGTTAAATGCTTCATGCCGTCATAAGAGCCATCATTCAGGATCTCAACAGTTACGCGTTTCAGTTCAAACATTTTTATTACTCCGGTATGCCAAAGATAGAAATTAATGAGTTTGTGCGGCTGCGGCGATATTTGCGCATTACAGCCGCTACATTCTCGCCAGTTTGATGACCTAACGTGATCGGCATCTCTGAGCCGTCGCCGTATTCATTGCCAACCTTTTTGGGCTTATCTCGCCAGGCGTTTATAAATCCGTATTCATCACGAGTGATATAGCGGTATATGTTAGGAAGTGGTAACTTGATCCCCTCAAAATCCACTTCCTGCGTGTAGCTGCGGAAATTATGCATGGAACTCATAAACAATCACCCCCATTTCATCAATGACTTGCGCCTTGTAATAACCACCGTTAGCAGCCAGCAGATAAGCCTGGCTAAGAGTTTCAAACTCGCGGGTTACTGGCTGGCTTGTTTCGTGTTCCCATGTGATTAAGGTAGTCATTGTGTTTTCCTCGTTTCGTTTCGATGGGGTAATTATGCCAAACTACCCCAATCGAGTTTTAACAAAAAGTGCTATTTACCAATCAGGATGTAATCCGTCATTTCAGCATTGACACGGCAAAAGCAAGGATTGAAAAAGCAATTGACAACAGCGAAAATCCAGCGGCAGCGATAAAGAACACCACGGCATGATCTAAAAGTTTCTTATTCATCAAACGCCCCCAACAATATCAAGCCAAGAACAACCAGCGCCACGCCAGGACTATCAATAACGACACACCACATTGCAGCGACAAAGGCGAATGTTTTCATTGAAGTCTCCCGATAGCGTCAGCAAAAACCAGGAATGCAAGCGATCCGAAAGTTGCCGCAATCGCAAGGACAAGCAAGCATAAACATAACTCAATATATTTCGTATTCATTAGCGGATATCCTCAAACGTTTTGAAGTATAATCGGCCTTTTGCGTTGTGCCATAGCAATTCACTTGTTTCTATCCATCTTCCGGTGTCTGTGCGGATTATGCGACCGGAACGATATTCCAGCTTTACTATGTTGCCGCCACTTCTTAGATATAGGCGATTAACAATTGCAGTTGTACACATCCTGGATTCTTTCAGCGGGTCTACACCATTAAAACGGATCGGACAAAACATGATTATTCCCCTTGCTCAACCATTGACTTAATTAGATCCTGATATCGCTTAATTCCGATTGCCGCGCCCTGAAGTTGTTCACCTTCCAGATCCGTGATGTTTGGCATTGTGTTTAGCAGTCGTTTGGCGATTCGCTCACCGATCCGCTTTTCCAGTGCCGGAATATCATTTTTTGTGAATACCTGTCGCTTTGCCTCGCGGTTGATTGCCACCTTAAACCCTGGCGCTTCCTCAACCGGATCAGTGCGAGTAATTGAAACCGTTCCGATCTCCTTCACGTCAGTGATTCGATTCATGATCGTGCGAATGTATGAGGCGTTGACCTTCTTCCGGTCTTGCTCGTCGAGATTGTCCTCGATAAGAGCATCGGCAATGATGTAATTATCAAGCTCTCCGCTTGCTAACTTCTTCGCCAGTTCACGCAAGCTGTCGCAAAACTCTTTGGTAGTTGCCATGATTGGTTATCCTCCTGTTGGTTAGTTCGTGGTGGCATATTATCGCCGCCATTTGTTCTCGTCAAGTAGTTTTTTGTGTGCTTACGTTCCATACCTATAGTGGAACAAATTTTCAGCGTAAGTTAATGTTTTACTTGAAATTGAAAACGCGTTCTTTGGCTGTTCATGTGTTCATGAATTTTCGCGGATTCCTATATATAAATATATTTTTCTCAATCCACCACTAGACCAGGCGCAATAGGCTAAATATTAACCAAATACCACCATCAACAATATATCACCCACCACTAACCATATGGAACATTAGAAACAGTATAGAAACAAATAAATACATATATATAGATAACTTACTGTTTTAATTATTATTATATAGAGTTTTATTTTGTTCTTTTTGTGTGGCTAACACATAGA